TTGCGGGCTTCCTCTTCGGCTTCCGTGCGGGCGGCTTCCTCAGCGGCAGCGACGTTCTGAATGTGCTTAGCGAGGCCCTTCAGGGCGTGCTCGACCGGGCCGCCGAGTGAGTCAGCTTCCCAGCCGGAGAGCTCCAGGAGCGCCAGGGCGAGGGCGGGAGCCTCTTCCTTACGGACGAGGGCGGCGCGGGAGGCAGTATGTACGAAAGCGGCCTCTTTGACCGCCCAAGACGTCGTGATCTTGAAAGTGTCGCCGTCGCGGTCAGTGTGGAGAACTTCGGTGGTCATTTTCGGGGTTTCCTTCCGTTGTGAATCAGGGGGCGCTTGAAGCGCGGTTGCTCGATCGAGCGGGAGAGGCTGGAGAATGCCGACGTAACGGCTTCCATGACAGGGCGGAATGCGTCGGCGATCGTGTTCCAGGCGGACTCGATCGCTCGGGCCAGGGGATCAGTCGCGTTTTGCACGGCTGACCCCCTGGGCGCCCACCCAGACGACGAGAGCGGTCAGCGCTCGCAGCCAGAGAGGGGCTCGTTTCATGCGGTGGCCTTCTGGCGGGCTTCGACGGCGAGCTCGTCGAAGGCAAGGGCGACGTCGTTGGCTTGCTCGGGCGTCGGATCGCCGAGGTAGGCGGCCACGTAGGCGGCGTCAGGGAAGATCGCCACCAGGGCGACCGGCTGGGCGTCGTTGAAGACTTGCGAGGCGGCGGTCGCGAGGCTCTCGGCGGCTGTAGCGAGGGGAGAGGCGGTCATTTCTTGCGGTCCTTTCGGCGGGGCCAGTACAGGGCGAGGGAGTCGACGATTTCGAGGCAGACTTCGAGGAGGTAGATCGTCATGTGAATGCCTCACAGAGGTCTTCGAGCTCGACCACGTCAGCGCGGTCGAAGACGCCCAGAGGGGCGCCGGTTCGGCGGTCGAGGATCTGGTAATCGTCGAGCACTTCCGGTCGAAGGTGGCCGGTGAGCTTCCGGCCGTCCTTCAGGGTTACGGTGACGAAGTAGCCGATATGATCCGCGAGAACCTCGTTCATGAAGTCCTCGACGGCGGTGAAAACGAAGGGACTCTTGCGTTTAGTCACTCGGCGATCACGGCCGTTACCTGATCCGGATAGAAGACCGGGGGACGGCCTCGGCGTCCGGTTTTGATCACAAAGGCGAGCGGGTCCGTCGGGTGGAGAGCGACGGAGCCCGTATAAACGCGGTCATTGTCGAGGGCGACAGTTACCGTCGAGCCGGACTCGGCGAGCTCTTCGAGATCGTCCTTCACGCGCTGGGCGAAGCTCACGCGCTCGCCTCCTCGGAGGTAGCCGGGGCGGCTTCAGGAGCGGGCTCGGCCTTCGGCTTGCGCGTCCGGCGCTTCGGGGCGGCCTTGGCGGGCGGGGGAGTCGCTCCAGCGTCCATGAGGGCCTGGGCGGCTTCGATATCTCCAGGGGCGGGGATCGGCGTCTCAGGGAGGGCGATCAGGCGGCCTTGGCTCAGCTTCTCGACTTCCTCAGCGGGAAGCTCAGGGACGATCAGGCGGGGCGTCGCGCTCAGGGCGAGGGTTGCTTGAACCTGGGCCTCGGCGATCATGATCGAGCGGGCGGGGCTCGTGTAGCCGTACTGGCGAGAGCGGTCGAACAGTTCCAGGGCTAGGGCCCGGTGCTCTTCGGGTGAGGGTGCCATGGGAGGCGCTCCTTACTGTCAATTTGACGGGGACAGTAAGAGAGAGAGCCAGGAGGCGGGCGCTGCTCAGCCTGGAGGAAATTTCTTAGGAATGACGGTCGAGTGACGGAATGACGGAACTTACGTCATGTTGTATTAGGGCTTTAAGAGAGAGAGCTCTTAAGGGGAGAAGGAGAATGACGTTAGATCCGTCATTTCGTCATGTTTTGGGCATGAAAAAACCGAGGAGAGGGCGTTTACACGCTCCCTCCTCGGCGGGTAAGACAGGGCGAGCCGCCTTCGGCGTTACGAAACCCAGTTGAAGGCGACGCGATCCGGGTCGATCGGCGCTCGCCGGTTCGTCGTCGGCGCCACAGTGACGGAGTCCAGGGCGGTCAAGAGGAGCGTTCGCTTGACGGCGTCCTCTCCCGCGTCGAGCCACGCTTCCGCCAGTGTCCGGCCGGTCTTGACGGTCCTGGAGCTTGTAGAGGCGGGAATTGCTCGTAGCTCCTCCCGTCGAGCCTTCAGCGTGCCGATACGAGCCGCCAGGGCCGCTACGTCGGAACCATCTTCGAGCATGGCGGCCGTAGCTTCGCGGAGAGCGGCCTCGACCTCTTTCAGGGATGCCTCAGTCGCCGACGAGTCGGAGCTCTCGATCGTCTCGACCTCCTCCCAGTGACCGGCGAACTGTAGGAAGCGCTCGCCGACGTGGTCCTCCAGGCCGATCGCGTTGATCTTGGGGCTCGGGCATGGCTCGTTATTCCAGGAGGCGCGACAGGCGTAGATCGGCTTACCGCTGGAGCTCGTGACGTACATTTTCGATTCACAGACGGCGCAGTAGGCAATGCCGGACAGGAGGCGGGCAGCCCTTCCCTTCCTGGGGTTGCCGCTGGGCGGTCCCTGGAGCGGGTAGCCTATGCGGGCGCGGAGGGCCTCCAGGGTCGCCAGATCCAGGAGGGGCGGCCAGATGGAGGCCGGGAGGCCGTCGGCGTCCCTGATCAGGTCGCCAGCGTGCTTGACGCGGCCGAGGAGGAGATCCGACGTGAAGAGGGAGCGGATCGTCGAGGTCCGCCAGGAGCCACGGTCGAGGCCGTCGGCAGGTTCGCCAGCGCGGAGAGCGCGACGAGCGAGGCTCTTTGACGTCGGGATCTCGCGAGCCTGGAGATCCGAAGCGATCGAGCCGAGCGTCTCGACGCCGTCCAGGAGTCGGCCGGTGACCTCGCGGACGATAGCGGCCTCCTCCTCGTCGTGGATCAGGACGCGGCCGACGCCGTCAGGCGCCGGGACAGAGCGATAGCCGAACGGGATCGCGGCGCCCCCGGCATATTTGTTCGTGACCGTCTTACGGTAGGCGATCGAGTTCTTCAGGCGGGCGGCGGCGTTGTCGGCCTCGGAACGGGCCACTTCGGAGAGGACGCCAGCGATCAGCCTGAAGGCCGATTGATCGGAGGTCAGGCCGTCTTGGAGAGCTACGAAAAGCGCCGGGTTACCCTGGGCCTTTCGTGCGTCCAGGGCGCGGGAGAGCTCGCCGAGGCCGTCCCAGCCTTGGCGCGTGAAGCGGTCGAGCTTCCACACGGCCAGGACGTCGGCCTCGTTGTCGGCGATCAGGCGGACGGCTTCCGTCGCTTTGGCGCGGGCCTTGCGGCCGGAGATACCCTCGTCCACGAGGAGGCCGGAGACGGTCCAGCCTTGCCGCTCGGCGTGGGCGCGGAGGTCGCGCTCCTGCCGGTCGATGGAAGTCGAGTCGTCGACCACGGCCGACAGCCTAAGATAGAGAACGGCGCGTTTTACGTGAGTCGGTTTCATGTGACTACCTTAGCTCAAACTGACGGTAGGGGAACCCCTAGCGTCTCAGTGAGCTAAAGAGGACACAGAAAAACCCCCGGTTTCCCAGGGGTTTTCGTTAGTTAATGGACTCCCACTTGCCCTCGCGGTTCTTCTCCTCTTGGGTGACCGCTCCAGCGTTCGGAGTGCCGAAGCAATCCAGGGGAGCGAGCTCAGGCTCGCCGTAGTAGTCCGCGTCAGCGTCGGACTCCTCCAGGCGGCGCCCGTAGTAGTTCACGTTCCCGTCGTCGTCCAGGAGGCGGAAGGCGACGCCCTCACCGGCCAGGAGACGGGCCTCGTCGCGGTCGCTCGCCGAGCCAGGGCCGACGAGGTTCTTCGCGTGAAGGTTGCTCTTGCCGTTCGGCCGCTCGGCCTTGTCCTCGGCGCTGGCGACGTTGTCCTTCGTGATGATAAAAGCGGTCATGGCTTGATCCTTCCAGGTTAGTTAGTGGTCTGTGGTTCGACGCGGTAGGCGATCTTGTAATCCCATTCAAGGCGGGCGTACCCGCTCCGGATCTTGTGGGCCTCGGCGAGAGTCGGAATATCCGTCTCACAGTCCCAGGTGGTGCCGGTGAGCGTGTTCTCACCGGCAACCTTGAATGTCTGGGCCGTCATTAGAGGGCCGCGATCAGGAGGGCGGGGTCCGCGAGGGAGGCCATGCGGGCAGCCATACCGGCAACGGCCTTGCGGGCTTCCTGGTCGTCTGCCTGGATCAGGCCGGACTCGATAGCGCGGGCTACGGCCTTCTGAGCGATTTCGTTGAGCTTGTCCATGGTTCCTCCTCGTGGTGTTCCTTGCTTGTGTAAACAGTCTAAGCCACGAAAGGCGCCTTACGCAACTCTGGACCGGAAAAGCCCCCAGGATCTCCCAGGGGCTTTGAGTCAGGCGCGGGCGACGACGCGGCCGGATGGGTCGACGCTCAGAATCAACGTCTCAGTCTTGCGATTGATCAGGCGCACGATTACGACGATCAGCCAGAGGCCGCCAGTGAGGAGGGTCAGGAGGAGATTCCAGAACCAGCCGATCCGCTTCCGGCGCTGGAGGACGGCTTGACCGTCGGAGACGCTGGAGACAGTCCAGCCTTGCGTCGCGTAGCGGGCAACTTCGGCATTCAGGGCGGCGGAGTCATTCATGAGAGGGGCCTTTCGTGGGGCGAGTCGTGAGGTCAGGCTACCGACGAGGAGCGGCTTACGCAAAAGACCCCCGGCGAGCGCCGAGGGTCTTCCGTGGGGCGCCTTACGCTTCGAGCATTTGCTCGTTGTGGCAGGGGCAGAATGGGGCGCCGTACTCTTCGAGCCACTGGCGGGTCATACGGGCCTTGTAGCCGGAGCCTTCCGCGCATTCGACCTTCATCATGCGAGTGGTCTGCTTCTTCGGGCCGTCGGCGCCTTGACCGGGATTCACGAGGGCGGCGTGAGGGTAGTCGCCGAGCTCGGCCGCGATCTCTTCGAGCTTGGCTTTCAGGTCGTCCCCGGCGACGGTGGCCGTCATTTTGCCGGTGAGGCCCAGGGCCTTAGCGATCTTGGCGAAGCGTCCCTTGTGGCCGCTCTGGCAATCGTCGATCGCGTGGATCAGTTCGTGAGCCAGGACGTCCAGGACGCGAACGGCGTCGTCGAGGACAGGGCTAATGAACAACTGGGAGACGGAGTCAGCGGCGACCTTTGTGCTCCAGCACTGACCGATCACGGAGTTCTTGCGGCCGTTGCCACCGGGCCAGCCGACGGAAACGCGGACCTCGGGGAGAGTTTCCTCCAGGGCGGAGAAGAGAGGGGCGAGGGCGGCGACGGCGGCGACGAGCCACTCTTCGCGGGTCTGGAACTTCGTGGTCATTGCGGGCTCCTTCGGTGAGCGGTTGAGGTCGTGTAAACAGCATAAGTCACGCTAAGCGACTCACGCAAGTCTCCATACGCGAAAAGCCCCCGGCGAGTTGCCGAGGGCTTTCGATTAGGTGAGTTGGAGTTCTTCGGCGGGCTCTGCCGGGTGATCGCCGACGATGGTTTCCACCATTTCTTTCAGGCGGATCTCGCCGACAGCTTGCTTGCAAGCCTCGACTACCTCGTGAAGAACCTGGACGTCAGTCTCGACGTAGACCGTCTTGCGCACGAGGAGATCTGAGCCCTTATAAGGGCGGCGCTTGTGGACCTCGACCAGGAGGGCGTTATCGCTGTAGCCGTCGCGCTTGATCCGGTAAAACTCGGGCTCAACGATCGCGGGGGCGCCAGCGGCGACGAGACGCTCGTAAGTGTTTGCCATGGGGTTTCCTTCCAGGTGGTTTCGCTTGTAGGTAGAGAGAGCCAGGAGGGGCGAGTCTGCTCACTGGCGAGTTGTCAAGTTTTGGGATGGGGAGTGCATGGGGAGTTCTCCCCATGGCGGGAGGGAGGCGGCCGTCATAACTTAGAGCCATGACAAACCGCCTCCCGCAAAGCGCCCTACGCGACGCCGAGAGCCTGACGCATCTTGCCGAGGGCGCCGGAGCGCACGCGCTGGACTTTCGGACGCGAAAGGCCGAGGCGGTGGCCGATCTCGGCGTCAGCTACAGGGTCGTAGTCGGTGAAGCCGTAAGCCAGCTTGCAGACGTCAGTCTCCAGGTCGTCGACAGCCTCAAAGGCAGCCTCAACGGTGAGGCGGTCCTCGTTGGAGAGGTCGACGCCGTAGATCGACTGGGCGGAGTCCAGGCGGTCGAGCTTGTCGCTGGCTTCGTCCTCGGAGCTATCCGCGTCGTAGGACTCGACGCCGCGAAGAGCGGATAGGACGGCGAGGAAGGTCTGAGTCGCCATGCTGTAGGAAGGCGCCAGGGCGGCGGCCTCGTACACGTTCCCGTCGGCGTGACGGAGGATCGAGAAGAAACGGATCAAGGTCCGGCGCGGGACGGTGAACGCGGAAGCGCTCACGGCCGTCTCGGAGATCTGCTCGGTCAGGTTCGGCTTGATGATCGCCGCGAGCCGCTTGTGCTCGGAATCGTCGAACTTGCGGACAGCCTCGATAAGGCCGGTGACCAGGTTCAGCCGAACCTCTTCCAGGGCTGACTTATCGGCGCCTGGAAGGGCCCGCGTGAACCACTTGACGGCGTTGTTCAGCGCGTAGCTGTAGGCGTACATGAGGGCGATCACGGCCTCGTTGTCGCCGTTCTTTGCCAGGGCGATCGCCTCGCGCTCGGCTTCGGCAGACTCGAAACGGCGCTCGATGTTGCGGTCGAAAATGTCAGAGAGAACCTTGTCGAAGGACACGGAAGTAGACATAGCTGTATTGCTCCTTATGCGTGAGGCGCCTTGCGTGGCAAGGCATGAGAATGCCCGAGGAAATGTCTTCCGGGGGATGCGGTCAACACTAAACCGCGAAAGACGCCTCACGCAAATTAACGTGAGGCGCCTTGCGTAACTATTCGGTAACGCCGTTCCAGGCGTCGACCGCGTCGTTCAGGGTTGCCGTCATTTTGGAGAGCCGAACCGTCAGGTCGCGGACCTCCTTCTCGGCCTCGCTGAGGGCCTCACGGACGGCCAAGCGGCGAGGGTCCAGGACAATGTCGCCGGTCGGGTCGCCGTGGCCGCCAGTGGCTCGCTGAGTCGTGTCCTCGCGGGGCTTCGGAACCGGGGAGGCTTCCCACTGGATCTCTTGGGCGGCGTCGATAGCGCGGGTGAGGTTCATAGCGCCGACGACGAGGTTACGGGCGTGAACGGAGAGGATAGTCATTTCTTGGAGTGCCTTTCGTTGTAAGTGAGAAGGTCGCGGGCGACGCGGGTAGCTGGCTCGTCGTCAAGCGGGAGATCGAAGCCGGTCGAACTCGTGAAGGTTCGGAAGGCGTCGAGCATGTAGTCGACGCTTTCCGAAATAGCCGGGTAGTTGGCCTGGAGCCGTATAAGCTCCTGGGCCCAAGCGTCGTAGGCGGCGTCAGAGATCAGCGGCCGGTCGAGCTTGTAGTAGAGGATCGAGTGAACGAGGATCTGACGGCGCCGCCTCTCGATCTTGGAGGCGACGACGTCAGGGGCCAGGGTCACCAGATACCCGCCATGGGATCGGCGCCATACGCGGCGCCCCAGTTCTTCCCGGTGACCTCACCAGTCGAGGACAGCGGCACGCCGTAGAAGTTGCCGGACATGATCCGGCCGATCTCCTGGGCGACTTCCTCGGCTTCCTTCTCCGGCGCACTGGCGAGAATTTCGTCGTGGACGGGGAGGAGGAGGTATTGACCGAGGCCAGCGTCGAAGAGGTCGACGATCGCCTGAGCCAGGACGTCGCGAGCGGTGGACTGAATCACGTAGTTAGTCGCCGAGTAGAGCCGGTCACGGTCGAGCGGAAGGTGACGGCCGGAGACGGTGATAACTTCCTTTTTGCCGTACTCGGCCCGCTTCTGAAGTCTCGCGCTGTAGCGCTTGATTTCCGGGTAGACGCGGTCATACTCAGAGATTGCGTGCCGGACGCCTTCGATCGGGGCGCCAGTCTGACGGGCCAGGGTGTCAGCCCCGCCGCCGTAGACCTTTCCGAAGCCCGTACCCTTCATAAGCTTTCGGTGGAACTTCGTGTAGTCCGGCCCATAGACGAGCTCGGCGGTGTAGCCGTGAAGGTCGACGCCCGTCTCGATCGCGTGCTTCATGGCCTTCACGTCGGCCAGGGCGGCCAGGACGCGAAGCTCGATCTGATCGTAGTCAGACGAGATCATGAGCTCGCCCTCGTCGCCGACAACAGCCCTACGGATCTTGAAGTCGCCGGAGGGCAATTGCTGAAGCGGTGGCCGGGAGATCGACATTCGGGCCGTCCGTGCCTGGAGGCCGCCGATCGAGGCGTGAATGCGGTCGCTATTGTCTCGAAGATCCAGGAAGGCGTCGACGTAGCTCGTCTGCCACTTGCTCGCCCTCTTAGCCCTCATGACGGCGTCCGCGAGAGGGTTCGGATCGCGTGCTTCGATCCGCTCCCATTCACGGTCGAGGTCGGCCAGTTGCGAGAGCACGGCCTTATCGACCTTGTAGGCGCCAGAGGCCGTCCGCTCGCTCAGCTCCTCGCCCATGCCCAGGAGGGCCTCGGAGACTTGCGTCGTCGAGTTGATGTTGTCCACGCCGTAGCGCTTGGCGACGAGGGAAAACTCCTCGTGCTCCCTGATCAGGTCTTGCCGGAGCTCGTTGATGTAAGCGACGTCGAGCTTCAGGCCCTTCCGTTGCATGATCGCGAGGAGTCCCTGGAGGTGGTGCTCGAACTTGGAAAGCGGGTTGAGGCCGAGATCCTTGATCAGCGGCGCGAGCTCACGGAAGAGCCGCGTCACCAGGATCACGTCAAGACCGGCATAGCGGACGTAGAGCTCGTGGTCGATCGGGATCGTCGCGAAGCCGAACGGGATATGCGGACGCTTGCCCGCCTTCCGGATGAACGCCTCGATCTCTTCGAGGCTGACGGTCTTTTTCCACGCCGAGAAGAGCTTCGAGAAGATCGCCGACAGGCCCTCTTGCGTGTCCGGCGCCTGATCGTCGACGTAGATCTCGCAGAGCTCTTTCAAGTGGAGGCCCGCGCCACCTTCCGATTTCATGCGGGGATCGAGCAAGTGGGCGAAGATCCGCGTATCGAAAACGCGATCCGCGAGCTCCTCGATCTTCACGCCGAGGGTCTGGTCGATCACCTGGAGGTCATAGGCCGCGTTGTGGGCCACGAAGTAGCGGTTTTGACGGAGGGCCCGAACGATTGCGTCATGGAAGAGGTCCGCCCGCAAAACCCAGGCTTCCGTCTCGTTGCCGATCTGGACTAGGCGCGTCTTGAAAGTCGCCTCATAGATGCCGAGGCCGGTGGTTTCCGTATCCAGTCCCAGGACTTTGTCGCCTTGTGCCAGGAAGGCGTCGAAGCCCGCGAGCTCAGCCCGCCTCTCTGGCATGTAGATCACGCAAGCGTCGCCCGCGATCGTGTGATTGAGCGTTATCAAGGGTTCCTCCTTTGAGGTCGTGTAAACAGTGGGGGAGTAGCCGGGGGAGGAGTTGAACCTCCCCGCCGCCTAGCGCTTCGGGGCACTTCTGGCGACCGTGAACCTTTCCGGCCTTGGGTGCCTCCCCGCCCGGAGTCGAGTCACGGACGGGGAGGGCTTGGGGGTGTTACTTATGCGCGGTCGCAGGGGTTAGGCGCCCCGCGCCAGTGGACGAGGCGACAGTCGGGGCAGATGTATTCCCGCTCGTCGAGGTCGAGATCCGGCTCGTATTCGAGATCCATAGGGGCTCCTTAGAGGTTGTCGAGATCCGCGCCGGAGATCGGCGGGAGCGCTATTTTTGGTTCACTTGGAGAGAGAGCCACCGGGGCCTCGTCTGCTCGCTCTGGCTCGGCGTGATCTGGGACCGCGTCCGTCTGCCGTGCTCGGCGGACGCCGTCAAAGGCGACGCCGGTAGCGGTTTTCTTCTTCGTCAAGCCGCGCTCTTCCAGGGCGCCGAAGAATGTTCGGCGCGTCCAGATTTCGCGCTGCGGGAGGTTTTCCTCGTCGGCCCAGTTCAGGTAGGCGTCGAAGAGCACCTTTCCCTCGACTCGTCCGGCCTTGGGGTCCGTGATGAAGACGCCAGGAAGGAAGCCCGCCAAAGCATCCGATGTTTCGCGGTATTCCTTCGTCGAGCTCTTGATGATCGAGGGATCTTGAAGCCCGTTTTGGTACCACTCGATAGCGCCTCGGACAGCCCACGCGAGGATGCCCTGAGATTCCGCCAGGAGCTTGTCGCCGAGGCGGTGGTCGCGCTCTTCAGGGGCGAAGTAGCGTTCCCAGGGGATCAGCTTCACGCGACGCCAGAGGCCCTCATCCTGCCCTTTGAAGCTCGGCTTGAAGTTCGTAGCCAGGTTCAGGAGGAACGTCGGCCGGAACTCGAAGAACTCCTTGCGCATGAATCGAGCGGCGATCAGGTCGCGGCCGGTGACGCGCTTCAGGACAGACTCAGCCATGGGGCGGCCTTGCTCACCTTCGGCGGCCATGACCATGCGGGCGCCCTTCAGCGCCGCGAGGTCGTTCGGAATACCGCCCGACGCCCGATCCTCGAAGGTCGAGAACGGGGTCGTCGTCGTAAGCTCCCGGAACACTTCCGTCAGAGTGTCCGTGTAAACACTCTTGCCGTTAGCGCCGGTCCCCCAGAGGACCGCGAAGCATTGCTCGGTCGTGTGGCCGGTAATGCCGTAGCCGACGAGGCGCCGCATGTAGGCCGGAAGTTCCGGATACTTCGGGAAGACCTCTTCGAGGAAGCCCTCCCAGCGGGGGCACTTCGCGTTAGGGTCGTAATCGAACTCGACCCGGCGAGTGAGCAGGAGCGACGGATCGTGAGGACTGAGCTCGCCGGTCTTCAGATTGACGACACCGTTCCGGCACGCCAGCAGATCCGGATGCTGATCGAAGTCGCCAACGGAGGCCGGGACGCCCTGGACGGCTTGGAGCTCGCGAAGCATGAAGTTCAGGCCGTTGGAGGTCTGGACGTGAGCGGCGTACTTGTTCAGGCGTGCCGCCCGCTTCTTCTCGGACTCTGACGCTCCATCCCGCGTAGCCTCGATCGAGGCGGTACGGGCGAGATCCCGAACGAGGTCGGCGACGCTTTGGGCATGGGTGCGGATACCCTGACGCTCGTCCTTCCGCCATACGCCCTCGTCCAGGAGGAAGAAACCAACCTCCTCGGAGTAGCGGACGCCGGAGCCGATACTTTCGATGTAGTCGCGGAGGTACCGGGCGCCGCCGAGGTCGGTCAGGCTGTAACGGTCCTCGTCCCATGCCAGGAGGGCGGCCGTCCGGGACTTGACCGGCTCAGCCTTTGCGATCGCCCGAACCGCTTCGACGTAGAAGCGGTGAGGATCGCTTGCCCGCCAGTCGGTCAGGTCTTGACCGTCGGGCACGTCCAGCACCTTGACGCGGATATCGTGGGCGGCCAGTGCTTCGGCCAAAGTGGCGGAAAAGCGGCGCCCCGCCGGATCGCCGTCGCCCGCTATGACCGCCTCGCGGCCGTCCAGCATGGCGACGAGATCGGCAATCACGCTGGAGTTGGCCGACAGGCCCGCGCCGCGGATTCCGATCGTGTCGAAGCCCAGAGCACAAGCGGACGTCAGGGCGTCGCCGGGGCCCTCGGTGATCAGAACCTCGTCGAAGCCAGCGGAGCCAGGGAACCAACCAATCTTTGCCCAGGAGGCGCCGTCGGGGCTCTTGGGGCCGAGCCAGCGAACGGCGGCGTCCTTTGCCAGGGCGCGAGCCTGGAAGCCACGCGGAACGCCGTCGCGATCCCGGAACGGGACGACGAGGCGAGGGCCACCAGGAAGGCCGGAGAGGAGGTTGTGATCTTCGTCGTATTTAGCAGGACCAGCGAAGCCGAGGCCGAGGCGCTCGATATCCTCGGAAGCCATGCCGAAGCGGGTCGCCGCGTAGTCCAGGGCCTCCAGGGCGGCCTCGCTGACGACGTCGGAGAGATCCTTTGCGAAGCGGTCCAACTGGACGGCCAGGGCCGCCACGTCGGACGGCGAAGCCGGGACGTCCTGAGAGGTTGCCAGCTTGTCGAGCTCGACGTCGCCCGCCGTCATGCTGGCGAGGTCTTTCATGGTGATGCCCAGGGCCTTGACGACGTCGGCGGTCTTGCAGCCAGCACGGCAACGCATAAGCACCTTGCCGGAGTCGCTGACCGTCATGCGGAGGCTCTGCTTGGAGTCGGCGTGGGCAGGGCAGTGGACGAGGTAGCCGTCGGTCGTTTGCTCGACGTCGTCGAGGGTCGCGATCAGTTCGGCGAGGGTACGCAAGGGCGCCTCCTTTGTCGGAGTGAATGGGTTCAAGGGAAGAGAGAGCCAGCCGGGAGCGCTTTGCTCAGACCGGGGCAGAGGAGCGACGAAAAGTGTCGGGGGGATGCATTACTGTTAATCGCGTTATACAGAAGACGCTCTACGCGGGGTGGGTGGCCGCGAGGGGGGGAGAGAAGGAGAAATACATGCCAGCACTGGACACATTCCCCGGTACGGGCCCGATCGACTGGGTCGGTACCCTCGCCGAGGAGGAAGGGACTTTTGTCCTCCTGCCGATCCTCGACGAGGGTGAGAACGAGCACATGGCCGTGTTCGCCGACGGGTCTTACACCCGCTGGACGCCGTCAGAGGTCACCCTCTAGGGAAGTCCATTTCGTTGGCTAGGGAGGCTCTGGCAGAGTGGGCCTCCCAGGCCGTCGGATCAGCCGCTTTCAGGGCCTCCTCGGCGGAGCGCAGCCGGAACAGCAACCGGGCCCAGGTAGCGACATTCATAACTGCATAGGCGTCGCCGATCGAGCGACGCGCACGCTTCACGAAGACCACGCCATAGGGTTCCCCGGCGTGGATTTTTTGTTTCTCGGCGCCGTCCAGCCCCAGGCGGATCGCGTCCTCCCAGGACTTGTAAGCCTTCGCCTGGATGATGAACGGGCTTACGCCGTGGATATCGCCGGAGTCCTTGAAGCCCTCCTGAGCAACACGGCGGGGCACAAGGCCGAAGCCCCCTCCCCAGAAAGAGGAGAGGGCCTTGACGATCAGGGTTTCAAAGGCCGTGCCTTTGGCTTTTGCAGCGCTCACAGAGCCTCCCTTCGGTAGGCCAGCGTGGCGGCTTGCAAGCTGGGGGCGTCGAGCGTGCCGTTCCCCACGGCCTCCAGGCCGCCGATCATGGCCTCCATAACGCCCGCCTCGATCGGGTAGGGCCACTTGTCGACGCCGACGTTCACCTGACGGCCTCTCACGGTCCATTGGTCGTGAACGTGGCCGTGGATCAGCCAGGAGCCCTCGTCGCGAAGCCTCCATTGCCGGTGACGTTCCTTCTCGTGGTGGTCGCCCTCATAGGGGAAGTGCGACAGGAGCACCTTCCGGCCGCCAGGGAGGCGGACCTCGTCGTGCAAGGTGACAGAGTCGAAGACCTCCAGGAAGCGGCGAAGGTTCGCGTTGCTCTTGCGGTGCATGGGGTGGGCGGCGTCGTGGTTGCCGAGGATCAGATGCTTCACGCCGTTTACACGCGCTACCTGAGCGAGGCCGGCCGAAATGCTGCCCATGAAAACGTCGCCGAGGACGTAGATGTGATCCCGCTTCGTCACGCGGGAGTTGATCCGCTCGATCAGGGCCTCGTCGTGCTCCTCGGCGGAGTCGTATCCGCGAGTTTGCGCGACAAAGTCGTGGTTGAAATGCCAGTCAGAATGAAAGTAGACGCGGCTCATTTGTGTTTGTCCTCCCAGTGGGGTTCTTCGCGGGTAAAGCCGATCTGAGGGCCTCGCGTGTAGTCGGCCCGCTCCAGGTCGGCGTAGGTGTCGCCCTTCGGGCCGTCAGGCTCGGGAGGGGTGGAGCGCTTGATATCGAGGCTGAGCGAGAGGCGGATCTTCACGGCCGCCTCCCGATTAGGAGGTAATTCAGGTCGAGCAACCGCTCGAAGGCGGCGGCGGCCTCCCAGCCGTGCTCGCGGCCGACGTGGGTATGGGCGCAGCCGTGGCAACAGAACGCCGAGGGGTCGAGAGCCTTCAGGGCCGGATAGGTGGCCTCGATCGCGTCGAGCTCGGCCTGGAGCTCCTCGCGGGTCGGGGTCTGGACGGTCACAGGAGCCCCTCCTCGCGGGCGATCGCCTCGATCAGGTCCGGACGGAAGCCGGTCCACTCGCGGCCGTCGGACGTGATCACGACGGGCGCCTCGGTATATCCGGCGTCGCGGAGGAACTGAGCGGCGCTCTCGTTCTCCTCGACGTTGAGCTCGGTATAGGCGAGGCCGTGCTTTTCGAGCTTGCGTTTCGTGGCCTTGCACGGTTGGCAGACGGTACGGGAGTAAAGGGTGATTTCAGGCATGGGAAAGCTTTCGGGTAAAGGGAAGCCCCCGCCCCAGCCGGTAGGCCAGGACGGGGGCGAGTGGAGCTAGACGCGGACGGCGACGCCGTCGAACTTGTCGGCGGCCTTCTGGGCGTCGGCGTAGCCCTTGAAGGTGTTCAAGGGCTTGCCGTCTTTGCCTCGGAGGGTCTTACCCTGCCGAGTTGCAGCCCTCCAGGGCCGGACGTCGGTCTTTGTGAACTTGCGAGCCATGGAGGGGCCCCTTTCAGTTAGTTGTCGCGGAAGATCGCCATGAGGAGGACGGAACCGGCGAGGCCGACCCAGAACTGATTCCAGGCGTCCAGGGTGGGAAGCCCGAAGAGGTCCCAGCCCCAGATCTGGAAGGCGATCCAGGAGAGGAGAGCGAGGATCAGCATTTACGCGGCCCCCTTGATGGTCAGGACCGGCTTGACGTAGGAGACAAGCTGACCGGCACGCGGGCCGTTCTTCGCCGTGAACTCGACGCGCTCCAGCTTCAGAGTCGCCTTGACCTTGCCCGTCTCGGAGTCGGCCGCGTAGTCCGCGAGCTCGCCCTCGACGTCGTTGTAAGCCAGGTCGGAGGCCATGCTCCAGGAGCCCGTCTGGAACTTGAAGATGCCCAGATCCGGCTCTTCGGCGAGGCGGAAGTAAAGCTCGATCTGAGGCTCGGCGCCGATCCCGTCGCGGGCCTTCGCCTTGCGCTCCTGGAAGCTCAGAGCGGCGTCCGGATCAGGTTCGCCCTTGCGGTCTTCCGGGTAGTCGATCGTCTGACCGTCGCCGGACTGGATCAGCTTGCCGGAGCGGCTCCAGAGGACCATCTTCTGACGGAGGGCCTTCTCGCCTTCCAGGATGATCGGAACCTCAGCCGAGGCGCTGAAGACCTCCAGGTTGTCCTCGCCCTTGGCTTCCCATTCCTGGGGAGCTTCGCCGCCGAGGATCTCGTGGATCGCGTCGGCAACTTCCGGGTCGCCGGTGGTCACGCGCCACTCGTTCAGGGACGCGGGGCGGCCGTTCAACTGGTGGCCGGAGCGGAAACGGCCAACAATGTCGTCAGCGAAGCGCTGGCGCGGCTTCTGCGAGGTAGCCGGATCGTTGCCGAAGATATTCAAACCCATTTGCGTAAGACGCCTTTCGTGGTGATTTCATGTAAGTGTCAGGGGCCGAAGCGGCCCGTCGTGGTGACAAGTAAAGAGAGAGCCAGGAGGCCCTCAGTTGCTCACTGGCTCAGCAAGTTTCTGAGGGCCTCACGCAGGGCGCCTTACCCGGCTGTCAGCGGTTTAGCGACGCCAGCGGGGCGCTGGATACGCGGGCCAGGGGTCGAGCCCGTTCCAGCCTCGATTACGGCCTTCTGGCGGAAGTGGGCGATCCCGAGGACGTCGGCGATCCTGCCCGAACGGCGAGAGCCCATGAACGGGAGGATCTCCCGCATGATGCCTTCGGCGCGGGCGCCGGAGATCTCCGTATGCCAAGTGGACTTAGCCGGGGCAGGATGCAACGAGAGACGGATCTTTGCATCCATGAGGGATGCAGCACGGCCGACAACGTCGCGGTCGGTCATAGCAAGGCGGATACGCGGGTACTTGCCTCGGTGGGCGTCAAAGCTGCCTTCGCCTTCGAGGAGTCCGGCGAGCCACAGGAGGTCGTCGCGGTTACCGTGGATCAATTCTGAGTTTCCTTCCGGGTGTAACGGGCCATGGTTACAAACGCCTCGACGGGCGCAACCATGAGGTCAAGGGCAGAGCCCAGATGGGCCTCGACTTTCGCGCCTTCGGACGCTTCCCAGCCGTCCAGGAGAGCGACGCCGTCGACGCCGAGAATCGCCTGGACGTCGCGCCGAAGAGCGGCGACGCGGTCAGCGGGGGAGAAGTCGGAGACAGGGGCCAGGGGGTCGAAACCCGTCTCCAGGTCGATCTCGGCGGGCGAGACAACCTCATAGCCGAAGTCGCGAAGTGTCTTTGCGGCGGCGTGGAACGCGGGGAAGTTCCACTCGGGGTAGCCGGTCATAGGTCCGGCGATATAGACCTTCACTTGCCCCTCTTTCGCTTCAGTTGTGCAAGGGCGGTTTCGAGCTCCTCGTCGCGGTATTTCTCGTGGTCGCGGAAGCGCATGGATTCAGCGAGGCGCTGGATCTTCTCGCCGTCCAGGCTGAAGCGCGGACCTTCGCCGAAGAGGCGGAAGCCGCCCAGGGTGCCGAAGATCTCGCCGAGTGACGGGTCGAGCTTCTCCAGGTCGCGGAGGGTCTTCTCTGCCCAGTCCCGCTCGTTCTTCGTGTCCATGTAGGCCGCGAAGAGGGCGAAGATCAGGAAGACCGCCCCGAGGGCGATCATGACGATCGCCCCCAGGGACATAGTTACGAGAGTGTCCGGGCTCATTCGGCCGCCTTACGCGGGGCGCGAGGAGTGCGACGCTTCGGGCCTGAGCTCTCCTCGGCGTCGTCAGGGCCGGAGGCTACCTCTCGGCCGACGACGGTCGACTTGATTTCCTTCTCGTAGCGGAAGACCTCCCGAAGGTGGAGGAAGATCTCGAACATTTCCTTGTCGGCGCGGACAGGGACGAGCTTCCAGCCTTCAGGGCGGATATGGAGCACGGCGCCGCCGTCGGCTTCAGGCATAGGCACGCGGCCGCCGTCAGCGCGAATGATCGAGTCGGCGAAGCGATACGCCGAAAGCTGGATGCCGACCTCTTCGTGAATGCCTGAGCGGGTCGTCTTGTTATCCATCCAGAGACGCTCGCCGTCGATCTCGGCGTAAGCGTCGAAGCTACCGGCGTAACCGTGCTTGTCGCTCCAAACCGTCTCTTCCATGAAGTGATAAGTCGGCTTGACGACGCGGAGGTATTCGTCGAAGTGGCGGACGAAGGGCTCCAGGTCAGGATGCACGCGACCGACGTTCTGACCCTTCGCCATTTTCTCGAAGAGGTCATGCGCGGCGGTTCCGATATCGGCGGCCTTGCGCGTGTTGCGATCCGGCGATTTTTTGAGGAAGTCCACGGCGGCGTCTGCCTGATCGTTGAGGATCATTTGCAGGACGGTCGGGAGGGAGTCGACGGCGGTCTGGGCGACTTCTTTAGCGGCCCAGTAGCGGAGGAACTCCTTCGGGAGCATTCCGAGGATGGAGGTTACGCCAGGAACCTTGATAGCGCCGTCGTCGGGGTTGACGTAGAAGCGGGCGCCGCCTCGCTTGATGGTATTTACCTTGGGTGTCGTCACGGTGGACGATCTCCTCTCAGTGTCAGGATCGGGGACACTAAGAGAGAGAGCCAGGAGGGGCGGATCTGCTCGCCCGTAGGGGGAAGTTCTAGGGCCTAGAGGCCAGAATGACGATATGACGGAACGAACGTCATTTTGTATTAGTGCTTAAGAGAGAGAGCACTTAAAGCACTAATGGAGAATGACGTAAGAACCGTCATATCGTCACTGTTTCGCCAGGATCAAGCCTTTCCGGCGATATCTTTCGCTCGCTTGGCGACTGAGAGAAGCGCAGCCCGCGCCACTCGGCGATCGTTGGCCGGGAGTGCTTCGACAGTCGAGGCGTTTACACGCTTCAAAGCTGCCTCGATCAGGGCGCACGCCTGACGGATCTCTTCGGCGGTCTGGAGCTCGGCGCCCCCGTTGAACAGATTCAAAGTTGAGGAGGTCCGCTCGCGTTTCTCAACGGATCGCTCACGCGGGCTCGCCTTGCGAAGACCAAGATCATTTAGAGTCTCGTCATCGAGTCGATCGCGGAGAATGTTTCCGGAGTGGTATCGGACGGCGGCCTGGAGAGTATGAAGTTGGTCGCTAGGCACACTAGCGCGACTCATTGCCTCACGAACCCAAGTACGGTAGGCGTAAGTGCGGCCGAGCCAGTCAGGCTCGCCCTCTTTCGTGTAGAAGTGGTTTCTAGCGTCTACAAAAGCAGACGCCACTTCTCTTAGTAGCTCCGTCTTGCGAGTATCTGACGCCGATAGAGACTCGCGCAGAGCTTCAGAGGCTACTTTGAGTAACCCGTCTATCGTGTCTACTTTGTTATTCATGATCCACAATCTACTAGGCGAGGGTCGCCTTACGCTAGTTCGCCACGCAAAAACAAAAAGGCCCCAGCCCTCCTCATTGGGAGAGCTGGGGCCTTGCTTGTGACTACAAGTAATAGCGTCCGTACGACTCGAACATGCGAGTCACGTCTCGACCGATCGACTCGGCGAGATATTCAAGATCTTCGACCTCGTTGTTGTTGTGTAGAACGACGTTTGCCGCGTACTCGTCGAGAGCCGTCTCGGAAGCGTGAGAGTCGCCGTCGCTAGGCAGGTCGCGCAAGATCCGGACCAGGAAGCCGTTCGCGTAATGAATCGCGTCAGCTTCGTTAGGGAATCGGACGTCAGTCACGACGACAGGCGTTCCCGCTTTGCGAAGAGCGTTGATCCTCGCGAAGGCCGCCCTGATCCAAAACTGATCGTCGATCTCGCGAATCGCGTCAGAGCCGAATCGCTGAAGCTGGGCGCGGATCTCGGGAACGTAGTCCTTTGCCTTCTCCCATCCGATTTCGTCGACGACGTCCTGGACTCGCCACTCGCGGACGCGGACGACGCCCTCGTGCTGAAGTGGGAAGGTTCCGACGATTGGGTTCTGGCGATAGAGAGCCTCGCGAAGCGGGTCAGCCAGGGCGACTCGTTCAAAGCCGAACTTCTCGACCAGGACGGCCGCGAAGGTGTCCTTTCCGACTCGCTTCTTTCCGATCAGACCGATAAGTGGTGCGTTCACTGTGAATCTCCTCTAAGTGATTGGGTAGGGGACACTCACAGAGAGAGCCAGGGGCCCTCGATCTGCTCAGAAACGACGAAAAGCCCCGCCCTCGGAATGAGAGCGGGGCAATTCGTCTAGGCGCGGTGGTCGCCGTCGCCGTCAGGCACTACAGGGACAGAGGGCGCCGACGGAACCGGGATATTCGGAGCGTCGACCGGCGTTACCTTGCCGCGAGTCCATACGACGAGAACGGCGGTACCGATCAAGTCGACAGCGCCAGCAATAGCCGTTTCAGCGTCAGGGGCGACGTGAAGGACGCCGGTCACGATCAAGACGTGAATGAGAGCGGTGATCGCCGCGACGATCGCGCCTCGAATGACGAGAGGTTCACGAGTGAGCAAAGGGACTCCTTTAGTTGAAGAGGTTTTGAATGAGAGAGATCGCGGAGATCGCTAGACCGGCGCCGCCAGCGACGACAGTCCAGAGAGTGCGAGGCGAGACAGTCGAGCGAGCTTCGAGAACGCGGATACGCGCCTCGTGGTCCTCGACCGTCTGCCCTTGCGTCTTGATTTCCGCGCCGTGCTGGGCGAGGGCAATATCGACCTTCGCCTCCATACGAGTCAGGGCGACGAGTACGGCCGCGTCTCCGGCGTTAGCCGGGTCGAGAGAGTTGGTCGTTTGGGGCAATTTTGAGGTCACTTTCCGAGGACGTTCCTAGCCCTTGCGGAACCAGGAAACGCCCTCTAGTCCGACGTAGAAGTTCGTCTTGGAGAGGGTGAGGGAGGCGGGCGAGTAGAGCTCGATCGAGCCGCTCGCTCGGACGTACAGGAACGAGCGTTGATCCATCTGGGGACCGACGACGACGTTAAAGAGCACGTCCATAGCGGGAGCATGGGAGGACGGGATCGACGCGACTTGATACACGGCGCCAGGGGCGAGCGTGATCGTTGCGTAAGTCGTGCCGAGAAGGCCCATGAGCCAAACGCGCTGAGCGTCGCGGTAATAGGCCGGAGGCTGGAATCCCGCGTAGTTGCCGTAGCCGGTAGCGAACGTGACGCCCGTCGGAGTGATATCCGAGTAGGTGATCGGTTCGCCGTTCAGCGTCCCAGCGGTCAGCGCTCCAGTGATCGAGGCCGAGGCACCTTGGAGAGCGCCGGTAGCCTTGACCGTCGCGCCCTGGACGGTGCCAGTCGCGGTGAGAGAGGTAGCCGTCGCGGCGGACTCCAGGGCGATTCCACCAGTACCGGAGAGCCGGAGCTTGCCGTCGCCGGTCGCGTACATTCGAGCGGTCGCGGCGCCCTTGGACGCCTTGACGTCCAGGATGCCGCCCCGGTCGATCCGAACGAGCGCGTTGGACGGCGCCGGATCGTCGAAGCCAGTCTCGACTTTCAGCTGTACGCCCTCGGGAGTGTCCACAACGGCGCCGGTACCGTCGGTACCCTTGCCGCCGATCGAGAGGGAATACTGGGCGAAGTAATCCGACAGGCCCGTTTCGACGTAGGCCACGAGGGCGTCCTCGTTTGTGAGGACTCCAGTGTGGGCCAGGATGCCGCTAAGGCCGTTCCCGCCGTCGGAGTTCACCGTCTTGTCGTATTTCTTCGATCCCATGCTCGAATAGCCAGGACCAGCAGCGACAGAGCCATGACTGATGATGTTCGGCTTAGTCGAATCGAGGGGCACCTGGGCGCTACTCATTTCCACGTCGGAGACGCGAGGCGAGACAACGCGAGGCATTTCGAGGAGATCCTGGGCAGTACCAGAGCTTCGCTCGAAGTAGACCCCCGGCTGAAGGTAGTCGTAACCGACCCAAGTGTTCCGGGCCCACTTGTTACCCAGGGTCGCCTTGATCGTCGATCGGGCGCCAGTGAAGAAGTCCTTGCCTTCGCCGTAGGAGCTCAGAGCACCCGTCGCCGAGAGAGTCCCGTCCGTAGCCGAGATCCTCACGGTTTCGATACCGCTTACGTCGAAGGCGCGGAGGCCGAAGTCGTCAAGCTGGACTCGTGCGCCAGTGGCCGCAGTTCGAACCGTGGCGCCCGTAATCACCTTGCCGTCGATCGCGCCGTCTACCACCAGGGCCGCGTCGATACCGCGCATGAGCGACATACCGGCGAGCTTGACCTGGGCCGTCCGTTCCGTTCCGGCCGTGTGGTTGAAGTACATGGCCGCAACGCGGACGACGGTCGTCGTCGAGTTGGTCTTGAAGCGGCCCTTGTAACGTGTCCAGGTCGTCGGAACGGTGAAGTTACCGACGGGGTAGACCCCGCTACCGGCGTAAGCCTCACCAGGGATCGCGGCGTTAGTGCCCGCGTGATTCCCTGCCTGATCTCGGAACTCCAGGTAGAACTTGGAGTTTGCCTTATCCGCCTTCAGGTAGATCTCGAAGGTGTAATAGGTATTCGGCTCGACCGGGATACTGTTCGTTCCGCTCTGGACAGTCTGAGTGACCGAGGGGCCGACGAAGGAGCCAGGGAGGCCCGTCGGGACGTCCGCAGCGTCAAACGTCAGGTTCGACGCCCAGCCGGAGTTATCGCCCATCTCGCCGCGTCCGTTGGCGATCATGTTGAAGCCCGCGCCAATCAGGACTTGCTCGGCCGTGATCTTGCCCGCCAGGAGCTTCGCCGTGAAGATCTTGTTTGCCACGGCGGAGTCCATGGTCGCGGAGCTCGCGTAGAGGTTCGCGATATCAGCGGTCTGAAAAGTCGCGGTGCTTGCCGCGATCTTCTGGGCCACGGCCGAAATGATGTTTGCCGTTCCGGCCGTGAGCTTTCCAACGTCCAGGTTCGCGATCACTTCGGAGCGGATCGGGCGCTCGGTCCAGGTGGACGCGATACCCGTCGCCGTTTGCTGCCACTGACCGATAACCTCGCCCGTTGCGTTTACACGGAACCAGGTCGAGCCGAACGGCGCGACGCCGGAAGGTGCAGCGGTCGAAAAGAGGTTCTTTGAGGCGTTGTCAGCGGCGGCCTGAGCAGCAGCGGCGGCCGTCTTTGCGGCGTCGGCGGTGGACTGAGCCGTAGCAGCGGCACTAGCCGCGTCCGTAGCTGCCTTGTCCGTGACGACAACCCAGGCGGAGCCGTTCCAGCGCTTGGGTGCGTTGAGGTTGCCCGTCGTGTCGATCCAGAGCGTCGTAGCCTTTCGCATGGCAACGGCCGGAGCGGTGGACTGGATCAAGACGTCAGCCTTGCTTGTGGCGATACCGGCCGCGCTTGCGGCGTCGCTCTTCGCCGTGTCAGCGGTCGACTGAGCGGCACTTGCAGCGGAGTTAGCGCCAGCGGCCGAGGAGATCGCGGCCTGAGCATTGCTCTCGGCGGTACCCGCCAGGGAGTGAGCGGCGTCAGCCTTGGACTGAGCGGCGCTTGCAGCAGCGGCCGCAGCGTCCGCCGCGGATTTAGCCGAGGCGGCGTCAGACTTGGCAGTGTTCGCCGTCGACTGAGCCGTAGCGGCGGCTGAGGCGGCGTCAGTGGCGGCCTTATCCGTTACAGCTGCCCAGGTTGTGCCGTTCCAGCGCTTGGGGGTGTTGAGGTTGCTCGTGGTGTCAATCCAGAGAGTCGTCGCCTTCCGCATAGCGGTTGCCGGGGTCGTCGACTGGATCAAAACGTCAGCCTTGCCGCCCGCAATGCCAGCAGCGCTAGCCGCGTCACTCTTCGCCGTGTCGGCCGTCGACTGGGCGGCCGAGGCTGCCTGGGCGGCGTTGCTCGCGTTGGTTGCAGCGTTCGCCGCGTCGGTCTTCGCCGAGTCGGCGGTCGTCTGGGCCGTGGCGGCGGCGGTCTTGGCCTCTTCGGCCTTACCGCTTGCGGCGTTTGCAATGCTCTGGGCGTTGCTTGCGGCGGCTGCCGCGTTGTCCGCTGCCGTCTGGGCGGTAGCTGCCGCCGTCTTCGCGGCGTCAGCCGTGCTCTTGGCCGTCGCCGCAGCAGCAGCGGCGTCGGTGGCCGCCTTGTCAGTGACGACAACCCAGGCGGAGCCGCTCCAGCGCTTGGGCGCGTTCAGGTTGCCGGTCGTGTCGATCCAGAGCGTCGTGCTCTTCTGCATTCCAGCAGCGGGAGCCGTCGACTGGATCAGAACGTCTCCCTTGCTCGCAGCAACGCCAGCAGCACTCGCCGCAGCAGCGGCGGCGGAGTCAGCCGCGCCCTGGGCCGTGTTGGCTTTGGTCGTGGCGGTGTTTGCCGTGGTCTGAGCCGTCGAGGCTGCCGAAGCTGCCGACGAGGCGGCGGTCTTTGCAGCGTCCGCCGTGGTCTGGGCGGCTGCCGCTGCCGTGGCTGCCGCTCCTGCCGTGCCGAAGACCTCTTCGAGATCCGCCTCGGCCTGAGTCAGGCGTTCCTTGGAAGCGGCGAGATCCGTCTCGGCTTGCTCCAGGCGCTCCTCGCGCTCGGCGTGAGCGGCGGCGAGCTCCTCCTGGGCGATCTCCAGGGCGGTGAGGCCCTCCTTGACGACGGGGATCTCCTTCCCAGCCTGGACGCCGGACTCGACGGCTGCCGGGAGGCGGTAGGTTTCGCCGTCGATAGAGATCGTGGAGCGGGACAGTTGGCCGTTGCGTTCCAATCCGCCGAGGCGGCGGTGGAGATCAGCGAGATCGCGGGCGAGTTTCTCGGCGGATTGGGACAAGGGTTAGCCTCCGTAGGTGAATGAGTCAGAGCGGGCGAGGTTCAGGACCGCCGTCGTCTCTGATGTGAGGGCCCAGGAAGTAATGCGGCACCAGAGATCCACGTCGCCGAGCCAGGGGATAGTCGCCTGGATAAGGACGTCGTCGCCGAGGCTCCAGGAGCCGATCGGCGCGTTAGGGTGATCGCGTACTGTGACCTGGGAAATGTCGAGTGTCTTTTGTCGTCGCTGGAGCTCGGCGCGGATTATTGAGTCCATGCGGGCGACGGATGAAACGTCTTTGGCCGTGTAAACGGTCGGTCGGCGAAGACGGCCGTCGCGGATCGCGGTCGTCCGGCGAAGCGCTCCCACGCCCTCGCCAGCGCCCAGGCCGAGAACCTCGTTTGCGAAGTCGTCGCCGTCGAGCGTCGGGCTGACAACGTCGGCGATATTGTCGCCTTGGATGAATGCGAGGTCGTCGCGACGGCGGCCGAGGCGCGGGTAACCGAGCCGGAGCTCGTGCTTGATCTCGTCGCCTTCCCAAAAGTGCCGCTCTTCATAGTCGAAGGGCGTCTCTTTTGCGAGGGAGTCGATCTCGGAGCCACAGTCGGGCGTCTCCCACCAGTTGAGCTCGTAGGGCCCAGTCTGGAAGGCGACGGACTCGCCGGAGCCGGTCGTAAATTCGACGTCCTTCGGCTCCGTGCCGAGCCGGACGGGGGTCTTCGAGCCAGTCACGGCGACGTCCAGGTTGCCGTCGGCGTATCCCTGGACGTGCTGCCAGATATGCGCGACGACGTCGGCCGGGTCGACGCCGATCTTTGAATAAGTGCCGGTGTAGGGGATGCCGTTCGGGTAGGTCGCGAAACCGGCCGCCTCGATCGTCCAGGTCGGACCCTGGAAGCCGGAGCGGACCACGATCCCGCCCCAGCGAATTTGACCGTCTGCCTCGGCGTAGATGATCGTTCCCCATTCCTCCAGGAGGAGGCGGCCGTCAGGGGCTCGAAGCCCGCCGACGTCAGGGGTGACCGTTCCACGGAGCGAGCCCGCGCCGGAGAGATCCCAGCGGAGCTCCTCTCGATTGAGAGGGAGCTCCATATCTAGGAACTCTCCGGTTATGGCTCGCTGGGCAATGTAGCGCCAGCGACTCATACGGCCGCCTCGTAGAACTGAGCTTCGAGGACATACTGAGTCGAGGGACGGGTCCGGAGGAGGCCGGTATAGCCGGTACGCCGGAGCCCTTCCAGGGCGATCGGGACGTCAAGGCCCTGGAAGGCCGTCACGTCGACCTCGAACCAAACGGACTGATTGACGTGCTCGGCGCCCGAGGGGAGATCCAGATCGACAGGGACGGAGGGACCGGCCAGCGTGTCGAGCTTGATCCGGAGATCGCCGATAAAGCCAGGGGCAACGTGGGCAACGCTATTGACGTCCATCCGGATAAACGCCTTCGTTGCCCAGGAGGGAACGGGGAGCTTGATCGCGGAGTTGACGCCGTTACCGGACGGCGGCCAGAAGGTGAACGTCGAAGACGTCAGATCCTTGTCCGTCGCCCCAGCCGGGATGATCTTCACATAACGGCTCTCACGAGGGAGGGCCAACTTGCGAAGGTCCGTAATCATGGCCGACGTGATCGTTCCCGTCGACGCTGGAATGTCGACGCGGGCGAGGGTGATCGCCGAACGGCCGGAGTAGGCCGGAATATCCTGGAGTCGCTTCGTACCGGCCGGGACGTTAGGGATTACCCGCGTGTAAACGTAGGGGCCCACTCGCGGGTCGGTCGGGTTCTGCCAGGGCTCACCGGCCATAAACGGATCTTCGATCTGAGCCACGATCAGGTCGACTCGACCGGCGCCGGAGCCAGTCGGGCCGATCGCGACGACGTCCTCGATCGGATTACGGGCGACGTAAGTCTGAGAAGTGCCGCCCGCTGCCCGGTTCCTCACCAGGGCCGCGCCAGCAGCAACACGGACAGAGCCGCCAGGAACCGCCAGGGGTCGAACCTTCAGGTCGCCAGGGGTCACAATGCCCTCGGCGCCCGAGGTCGCGGCGTAGGCCATGAGGCGGGCAACTTCGGGGGAGTGCTGAGCGCCGCCACCGACAAACCACGGAACAGAGTCCCAAGCCATAAATTTTCTCCTTCTAGGGGGTTGTGTAGGCGTCGCGCCAGCGGGTCGTTACGCTGGCGGTGCCGGAGTCGGAAGTGCCTCGGAGGACGAGCTCGTAGGAGCCGGGAGGAATAGCGGCCTTTGAAAGCCGCGTAGAGGTACGGGTGAGAGAGCCAGCCACGCTCGCGCCGTTCCGGAGGATCGAACGGACCCAGGGCCGCGTATCGACGACGAGCTTCTGATCGAAGGCGAGGGACGTCCGAAACTCCATCTTCAGGAGGCCGACGATCTCGACAATGGGGTTCACGATCGGGCCCTGGATCTCGAAGACCGGCCACGTCGAAACCTCGCCGCCGACACGGATCACGGTCGAGCGGTCAGAGGTCGCGGTCGTTGCCAGGGGAGAAGCCAGGGGAGCAATGAGGCCGCCCCCAGGCGGAGGCTGAAGGGCGACGTTCACGGATTGCTCGCCGCTGTACCAAACGTCTTCGGCGCACGCGAAGTCAGCCACGACGTGAGCGAGTCCCTGGGGGAGGTACTCGTCATTCGAGGCGAAACGCCGGGGACGGCCGAAAGTGACTCGACCGCCTCCCGACGTCAGCATTGCTACAGCGCCGGGAGACTGACGGATCTTGTCAGCCCTCCAGGCTTTGCCCAGGCGCCCCAGGAGCGTTCGCCCGTCGTCCTCGTCCTTCCCGTCCACGGCGAGCTCGAACGTGATCGTCCGGCCGCCGTGGAAGTCAGCCCCGAAGATAACGCCGTCCGCCCGAGGGCGAGCGGCGTCTTCAGAGTGGATCTCGGTCGGGCCGAGATCCGGGGCCTCAGTGAACACAAAGCGGGAGGCGATAGTGCCGAATGTCAGCGCCTCGCCTGGATAGGACAGGAGCCAGTCGTTAGGCATATACGCCTCCTCGTTTGATGCGTCGGGTATGGAAGAGAACCTCGTCCATGTCCTCGCGGACGCTGCCGGAAGACTGGAGGGTGAGAGAGCCGATCAGCGGCGAGCCACTCGGCGTCGTGCCGTCGCCAGGAGCGCCGGTAACGGAGCCCGCCTCGACGTCCGGAGACGAGAAGGACGGGGCAGGGGGAACGAGGGACTTAGCCGCCTTTTTGACGTACTTCGAGCCCTTCGTGATGCCAACGGCCATGCCCTGAGCGGTGAAGTCGCCGATCTCCATAAAGACGCGAGAGGGCGAGTGGATGCCGAGGAGGTTCTTAGCGAAGTCGATCGCGCCGCCGATAGCGTCGCCGATAGCCTTCCGAACCGCGTCGACCGCGCCGCCGATGCCGTTGGCGAGGCCCTGCATGAGGTCGCGGCCAACTTGGAGCATTTTCGAGCCCATATCGCCCATGGCGCCGGAGATCTTCCCCCAGAGGCCAGAGAAGAAATTGACCACGGAAGAAATGCCGTTTTGGACGCCGGTCGTGATGTTGTTCCAGACGCCAGCCAGGAACGAGGAGATCCCGCTCCACACGTTGTTCCAGACTCCCGAAATGAACGAGAGCCCCGCGCCGATCAGCGAGCCGACCAGGTTTATCGCCCCGGACACGGCCGCGACGATCAGGTTCCAGACGCCGGAGAGGATATTCCCGATGCCGGTCCAAACCTGATCCCAGTTGCCGGAAATGATCCCGGTTACTACCTGGATAATCCCCTGGATGATCTGCATTGCCGCCGTGATCACGTTGGCGATTACGCCGAAGACCGTCACTACGACAGGCATAAGAGCGTTGATCGCCGGGATCAGGAGCCCCATGAGGAGCGAGATCAGCGGGCCGATCGCCGCAATGATGCTCCCGAAGATCGAGACGACAGGCGGGAGGATCGCGGTTACGAGGTTCGTAATGATCGGCGAGAGTTGCGTGATCAGCGTCGTCACGAGCGGGAGGACCGCGTTCAGGACGCCCATAACGACAGGCGCAAGCTGTGTAAACGCATTGCCGAGGAGCGTCACGATCTGGACGACGGCGGGCATGAGCGCGACGAAGGTTCCAGACAGTGCCGTGACCAGCGAGTTAATGACCGGCATGAGGTTAGTCAGCGCCGTTCCCAGGACTCCAGCGACGGCCGTTCCCAGGGAGGTAAAGGCGTCGAGGAGAGCAGGGAGGACAGGCTGAATAGCCTTGAAGATCACACTCAGCGGCGAGAACGCGGACACGAGGCCGAAGACTTGCGGGATCAGCGGGAGGATCGCGTCGAAGACCGGCCGGACAGCGTTCGCCACTTGCTCGAAAAAGCCAGGAAGGCCGGAGCTCGTCACGTCGCCGTCGTTCGCTTTCCAGGCGGCGCCGAAGGCCCTCACGGCGCCTTGGAGCTCAGTCCAGGTGACCTTGAACTGATTGAACAACGGGAAAAGCGGCTGAAGCTGGGTTCGGACGTCCAGGAGGACGCCGACGAGCGGGGAGTCTTCCTCGACGTTGAACGCTTCGCGGAAAGCCGTCGTGAAGTCGCCCGTCTTCATGAGGCCCACGAGAGCGTCCCAGGACTTCCCGACGCCGCCCTGACCGAGCCAGTCGGCCCAGCCCTGGAGGATGGGGATCGCGTTGTTATTGATCCAGCCGAAGGTCGACGTCAGGACGGGGAGGAAGGCACTACCGATAGCGGCGGTGATGTTCCCCCAACCGGCCTTCATCCGTTCCAGTTGGCCGGAGTAGGTCGAGGCTTCCTTAGCGAAGTTGCCGTGAGCGTCGGCGGTCTGCTTTGTGATCAGCGAGAGGATCGCGGCCTTTTTGGCCGTGTCGTCGTACTCGCCGCCGACCTTCTGAGCGCCCATGGCGGCGGCCTCAGCTTCGACCGCCGCAGCATTCAGGGTTACGCCGTACCGCTCGATCGGGTCCATTTCGCCCTTCAGGGCGGAGGAAAGGGCCTCGACGGCTTCGGTCGTCGTACCGCCGAACATGGAAGCCATATCGGCGCCCTGAGTAATTAGCTCGTTCGTCTTGCCCGCGAGCTGATCCATGGGGATGCCCGCGTTTTTCAACTGGGAACCGATCAGCGTTCCCAGGGTGTTGTACTCGTTCTTTGTCAGGCCGACGGACATAGCCGCCTGATTCGACCAGTTGAGCATCTGGGCCGAGGAGCCCTTGAAGACCGTCTCGATCGCGCCGATGCTCTGCTCTAGCTCACCGGCCGCAGCGATTGACTTCGTCACGAAGCCGCCGATCGCGGCGGTACTTACGATTGCCAGGGCCGGGGCGACGAGGCCCTTGAAGGCGCCAGCGAAGGCGCCCCCGGACTTCTCGCCGCCCGACTTACCGGCCTTCGCCATAGGGCCGTCGACCTCGCCGCTAAGAGCGGACGCGAACCCTTTCGCGGACGGAATGACCGTCAGGGTCGCATAGCCGACATTGGACACATAGCCTCCTTTAGGAAGTAGGCGCGGACCTCGCCTTTTGGCGCTCTAGGGCGCGACGAAGTTCCGCGTAACGGGATGCCCGCTTAGGCTGAGGCCGCTCGGGGTGCGGCTTGCCAGTCCAGGCTTGGTAGAGGTCGGCCAGGAGGAAGGCGTGAACGTCCCAGCCGGTGGGAACTTCGCTCGCGGCTCGGGCCGTGGCGGAATCGACCGGGAGGCAGTTGATCAGGACGGAAAGGCGCCGGAGCGAGAGCTCGCCTCGCCAGAAGTCCCCGAGGTCGACGTGGTAGAAGCGCTGAAGATCGGCTTCTACCGTGTCCGTGTCCTCGAAGAGCAGCGAGACGAGCGCCGCTAGTTTCCCGCGATACCGAGGGCCTTCTGGATCTCCTTGACGAAGTCATTCACGACGCCGACCTTCGGCTTCGTCGCCTTGAATGCGTTGTGCTGATCTTCGCCGAGGACCAAACGGAGGAAGGTCGCGATCTTGCCGGACTCGTAGGCTTCCAGGGCCTCGTAATCCCATTCAGTCGTCGGGTCCAGGAGGTAGTCGATGCCGTGGAAAGTGAAGGGGATCTGCTCGTTCAGGGCTTCAGCGGCGGTGGCGTTCTTAGTCATGGGGTGCTCCTTAGCGCGGGTCAGGAAGTAGAGGAATGCGCGGGTGAGGAAAAGGAAGAGGAGAGCCCCCCGCGCGGGAGCTCTCCTCTTAGGTGGCCGCTGACTACGGAGCAGCAGCCGGGTCTTTCTCGACGGTCGTGTAGAGCGTGCCGTCAGATTCGGGGTAGACGACGACGGTGATCTCGTAGATCGTCGGCTCAGTCTCGGATTCCTTGATTTCGCCGACCTCGATCACTTCGGCGCTCTTGGCGAAGCGGCGCTTTTTCTTGCCGCCGTCGGTAACCTCGAAGCCAACCGCGAAGCGGGCGCCAGCCTGGGGGGCCTTGATCTTGCCGGTACGGATGCCGGTCGCGACGGTACGGGTCGAGCCGGGGTTGACCAGCTGGAAAACAACGTCGTTGTCTTCGAGGGCCACGAACTTGAAGGTTCGCTTGTGCTTGGACGCGGTACGGCGGAAAAGCATCCCGCCCCAGGCGTAGTGTTCCGAAGAGTCGCCTTCGCGGCCTTCGGTGATGCCGTCCTCGCCGTCCAGGAGGCCGACAGCCTTCCAGGCGACAGCCCAGGCCGCCGTTACGTCAGTCGGGCCGACGGTGCTTTCCGGGGCAATGAAGACGTCGGCGCCGGTCCAAAGTGCAGTGTTCTTAGCGTCACCCGCCATGGGTGCTCACGCTCCAATCTTTAGGTCAGTTGAACCGGCTGGAGCCGGGTCGTGATGGTGAAAAACGAGAGGGGGAGGCCCGTCTCGTCGTCGGTCGTGGGGAGAGGCCCGGTGACGGACGTAGAGCCTCGGATCTCGGCGCTACTGGCGGTCAGGAGGAGGGCCTCGCAGATCGCCGCGAGCTTCTCGGCGAGTCCGACGTCGCGGTGGTAGACCAGGACACGGATCGTCGCTCGTCCGTCCAGGCGGGCGTCTCGGAACTTGCCGTCAGAGCGGACCTGGACGTAAGGCAACGGGCGGTTTTCGTCGGCGCCGGGGAGATCCTTCGTCGATACCGTGGCGCCGAGGACGGCGGGCTCGGAACGGACGGACAGGAGGGCGCGGAGGAGGTCACGGACGGCTAGCTGAGCGTCCGGAAAGATGATCGGCTCTCTCACTTACGCCGTCGCTTCACTTCCAGGCCCGCAGCCGAGGCGGCCTTGACGAGATAGCCTCGCTTGGCTTCGATCGCGAGCCCTGCCGGATGCGCGAGCGTGATATCCACGGCGGGACGGGCCGACAGACGGCCACCGGCCGCCGTTCGGGAGCGCGTCACGACGTCTACCGGCTTGCCGGAGGCTGTAGGAGCCCCGACGTTGCCCTTGACGGACTGACCGAGGCTCTCGACCGCGTCGGCGACCTCAGCACGCCGGAGAACGTCGGCGATACCTCGGCTATCGAGCTTCAGTTTGCGGGCCATGGAGCTCCTTTCAGGAGGTCACGAGGCGCGTCAGAGTGGCCGTCGTGAAGGTTTCAGTAGCGAGGCCGGCTCGGACCTCGGGAGTCCCGTCGATCCGCCATAATTCGGCCTTGATTTCGATCCGGTCGTTCTCCTGGAGGCCAGGATCGCCAGGAACAAAAAGCCTCTTTTCGTTCTCGCTGACGTGAACCGTCGCACCGTCCGCGTCAGTGGACGAGACAGCCTGGATATGCGCTCCGATCAGCGGGACGGGCTGGGCAACCGTCCAGTCTTCGACCGGGTCGCCGTAAGAATCAGTGGTCATATTCGGCCTCAGTCGGTAAATGACAGGGGAGAGGCCGGGGACATTCAGAAGCATTCGAGATCCTCTTCAGAGAGCAGCGGGAACCCCTCGCCGCCCTCCTCTTGGCCCTCCTGGAGGACGTAATAGGTGCCGTCTACTTTCACGAGTACGGCTCGTAGGCGCTCGGGGTACGGATGGAGCCCACAAAGCCACCGGAGCGGCCAGAAGCGGCTCGGCGGATCTGGGCAACCTCTCGGGCCGTCAGGTAGACGCCGGAGGTATCGGTCAGGCCGATGGATCGCTCGCCCAGGGACTCGTTTTCGATCCCTCGGGGGTTTTCAAACTCGCGACGAGCGGCCTTCAGGACGACGAGGCGGACCACCTTCGGGCAGTCGGTTTCCCACTTCGCGGCCTTCGTTTCGGAAGCTTCAGCCAGGGCCAGCACGGCGGCGTCTTCCAGAGCCTTCTCGGCGCGACTCTTGTCGACTCCCTCCAGCGAGCCCGGAACAAGGCCCAGGCGTTGCTCCAGCTCGCTAAGAGGAGGTTCTATGGGTAAAGGCACGTTGCAACTCCTTTCAGGAGCTCAGAGAGCCGTAGAGCGCCCCGCGAAGGGCGCCCTACGGATCTCAGCCGGACTACGGGGCGACGGTGCTCGTCTTCACGCGGACAATGCCGCCGTTCTCGATCTCGGTCACGGTGGCCGAGCCACCCTTGCTCTGACCGTTCACCGGAGCGCCGTCGTTGTAGGTGCGCTCGATCTTGTAGGTCGGCAGGATCGCCACGCCGGAGAAGGTCGAGACGAACGAGCGGTCGACGGTCTTCTCAGCCAGGTAGTCGCGCATGTAGCGGAGGCTGAAGCCCTTCTCGTTCACGGTCGCGCCGAAGCTCGCGCCCTGGGGCACGACAGGAGCGCGGGTAACGAGGGTGACGGCGTCGCGGTGGAACGCGATAATTTCGTCCTCGTCCAGGCGAGTGTTTTCCACGATCGTGAAGCCTCGCACCTGCCCGACGTTGGCCTCGCGGAGCGCGGCGGTGGAGCCGGACTGGGAGGCGTCCGTCAGAACCTTGGAGTCGAGCAACTGGGCGTAAACCTCAGTGCCGACGGCGACGTTCAGGCCGGAGGCGGAAACGCCGTTGTCGCGGAGGATCTTACGGATCGCGGTGAAGGTGCGAACCGGGTCGTTCGGATCGTAGGCGACGGAGGTCGTCTCTTCGACGCCCTGGAGAGCGGTCGCTACGCGGTGCTCCAGGAGGTCGACGACAGCGGCGGCCTGGGGGGCCAAAACCTGCTTGGAGAAGTCCTGGAGCTCCAGGGTCAGATCCTTCTCGGACAGCGGGACCGCGCTGTAGTCGTGAGCGCGGTTCAGGTTGATCGTGTGGTACGTCTCGGCGATCTCGTCCATGAGGATCGAGTTGGTGACGTCGTCGATCGCACGAGAGCGGGCGACGAGGGTCGTCGGGATCGACAGGGCAACGGGAGCGCCACCCTTGCCACCGGCCATGAGGTCGTTCTCGAAGTTGCGAGACACGAGGCCGGACAGGAGGGCATCCTCGTTCACGAGGGAGGCCAGTACGCGAGCGGCTTCGCCGGGAGTGTAGAAGTCGTTAGCCATGAGGGAATGAGTCCTTTACAGGTAGAGGGGAGAGGGGAGGAGGGAGCGAGCTCTAACGCTCGCGAGCGGCCTTAGCGATTGCATCGGGGTCGAACGGGGCCTTAGCTTCGCCGCCATGACCTGGAACGAGGTTGGGCTTCGGCGTACCGGGAAGCTCGGCGGAGTTGTCGCCCTTATCGGCGTTTTCGCCGTCGGCGGGCTTGCCGATCTTCGCGAGGCGTTCGGCCTTGCTCATGAGCTCGTCTTCTGTTTCGCCGGAGAGCAAGTCGGCGAAGTCTTCGAGCTCGGGGTGCTTCCGAAGCACCTTCTGGAGAGCCACGTCGCGGTCCTTGTCCTTCGCGGCCTTCTCCAGGTCCGCGAGGCGATCCGTGAGCTTCTGGATCTCGCTCTTGCCTTCGGTGTCGGCGGCGTCCTTCTCGACCTTCAGGTTGTCCCGTTCGGTCTTCAGGTTGTCGCGTTCCGTCTTCAGGCCAGTCACTTCGGCGCGGAGGTTCTGGACGAGGCGCCAAGCCTTCTCGGCGTCAAAGTCGTCTCCCCAGGGATTTTCGCCTTCCGGCTTCGTGTCCTTGGTCGCGTCGGTGTTCTGTGCTTCGGTGTTTGCCATGTGTAAACGTCCTCCTGGGACGGGTAAGCGCCTCGTACCTGACGGAGCGCGGGTGATTTTGGGCATGAAAAAACCCGCCTGGGCCGAAGCCGAAGCGGGTTATTCAGTGGGAGAGGTTACTCTCCCCATTCCTTCCTTACGTCCGCGATTATCGCGGGGAGGAATTGATCGTTTGGAGTTGTGTGGAGTGTCCGGGAGAGGATCTCGTCCCACAACTCGCGGGCCGGGACGCCTCTCGCGGCGCCGTCGTTCATGAGTCCTCGGACGAGCTCGCGGATCACGTAGCCGAGCTTCTCGGCGTCGATCTCGGAGAGGAAGGCGAGCCGGTCTGGATCTTGATAGATCAGCCAGCCCACAGTCTCGTCGTCAGGAACCCAGATTCTCGCGACCGTTCCAATCGCTTCCCAATCAGGCGCCGGGTAGCGCTTGGGGGAGTAACTGAGAATGAACGGCTCGGAGGCTCTGTCTTCGAGCATCCATATCTCCTTTCGATAGTCACGTCAAGCTTAGCACGCGAGTCGCCTCACGTTACTGGAACGGCTTGGAGGCCGGGGTCGGGGTTGCCGTCCGGCCAAATTCGATCGGGTCGACGTCCTTCGGGATCGCCTCAGCTTCGACAACCCAGTGGTGACCATTCGGGGACTTGTAGACGTTATGAATGAACAGGCTCGTCGAGCGAGCCAGGAGCATTTCCCGCTCGCCCTGGAACTGGCTAAAGGGATCGACCCAGGAAACGGGATATCCCTCCGGAACGCGGATCTTCATCTGTACTGAGCCGCCGAAGGACGAGTTATCGGACGCGCCGGACATAGCCGTGGAGGTGTAGCCGTGGTTCGTCTGGACAGTACCGATCAGATCCTCGGGAGGCGGCGGCGGTAGGCTCCTGGAGCGATTGCCGTCGGCCAGGGCGAACTCGTCCCAGCCAGTGCCTCGGGTCACGATGAAGTCCTCGCTTGCCGTGTGGAACGCGGCGTCAGCGTCGCGGGTCGGCGCTCCCCAGGAGTCCGAAGGGACTTTGTCAGGGTTGGCCGCCTTGCGAAGCGACTCGTTCCAGGGACGGTAAGACCCGCCAGTGTACTTGTAGAGCGCGTCTTTGCCTGGGCCCTCGGGCGGGATCTTGTAGGTCTTGTTTGCCCACTCGACCGCCTCGCGGTTGCTGGCGAAGATCCGGGCGCCGTCCATGCCTTTCGCTACGGACGTCACGCCATTTACTTCGCGCCACTCCTCGATATAACGCTTGTAGCGCGTCATTCGGTTGCGGTAGGCGGTCAGCTCTTTCTTGTACGCCGCAGCGGCGCCAGGAATGGGCTCGTCGGCCTTTTTGATCGCTGCCAGGGCGTCGTTATAGAGCGCGTCGTCGATGTAGTGCTGGCTCTTCAGGTAGCTAAGCGCCGGGAGGTTGTGCTCGTTTACTACCTTCTGGAAATAGCTCCAGTTCAGCGACTTTGTGAGGTCGTTCTTTGGGTTGCCGGTCTTATCGGCAAAGTCCTTGAACCGCTTCTTAGCGTCCTCTAGCCACTGATCGAAAGCGGCGGGCCCCAGAGTCGAGGCGGGCTTAGGCTCGATCGGCTTTACCGGGGCGGGCTTGCCCTGCCATTTCTTGATCTTCGCGGCTTCAGCGGCGGCCTTTTTGGCCTCTTCCTCGGCGGCCTTCTGGGCGGCCAGGGTTTCGGCTTCGCGTGCCGCCTTCTGAGCTTCGGCCTGGGCGACTCGCTGGGCCTCGTAGGCCGCCTGGGCGGACTTGCGGGCCTCGACAATCACCGGGGAGGCAATGTGCTTAGCGACCTTCTCCGTGAAGGTCTGGAAGACCGGGGAACCCGGATCATTTACGGCCGCCGAGTAGAACGAGCGCCACTCGTTGATATTGAGCGTCGAGCCCTTCGGGCGGCCGGGGAGTTGGTTCCCGTCCTCGTCGACGCCGTCCCAGAGGCGGCGCAAGGCCAGAGCGTCAGGGCTCCAGCCGTCGTGAGGGTCGCCCTTGAAGAACGGCCGGACAGAGCAGCCGCAGCCGTTGTGAGCGCGGAAGCGGGCCGTTTCCTTGCTCTTGTAGTCCGGGCCACGGCTTAGGAGCATGGCGCAGAAGTGGCAGGGTTGGCCGTCGGAGACGCGGCTCCAGCCGAGGGCGTCTTTGTCGTTCTGGACGAGCTTGATCAGCCCTTGCCTCGGCGCTTCCAGGGTGAGGCGCTTACCGACGGCGAGGGTCTGCTTCTTCGCAGAGTTGAGGGCCTCTTGAAGGCCCATGCCGGTTGAGAGTTGCTTTCGGATCGAGACAGGGCCGGTCATGAGGAGGGCCTGAGTCGAACGGACGATATCGATCTTCGGGACGTCGATCGCCGGGATAGCGGAGTCGAAGCCCGCGCCCCTCTTCGCTTCGCCGTAGTAGTCGGTGGCGGTCTTCAGGGCTAGCCCGCGTCCGGCCGATACGAGGGCCAGGGCGGAGCGGAGGTAAGTGGGGAACGTTGCGTCGAGGTTCGCCGGGTCGAGGCCCTTGTCGAACGCTACAGCGAGGCCAGCCTGGACGGCGGCGGCGTCGCGTACTTGCTTCGCCATGTGATCCTGGGAGAGGCCCACGAGATTTACCACTTGTGGGCCTCCCTTCAGGATTACTAGGCCGCGCTCGTTCCGTTGAGCGCGTCGGGGTTGGGTGCTGCCGTCTGCCGTTGCATTTCGGCGACGAGTCCGCCGATAAGGTCGGTTTCGTCCTTGATGGATTTCCAGTACGCGACGTCGGTATCGGTGATTCCGGGGATCTTTTCCCACAGAGCCTCGACGGGGACGCTGAGCATCTGGGCCATTTTTCCGAGGGCGTCCACGGTCTGAGCCAGGGAGCGGGCCTCGGTATCGCGCCAGCGCACTTGCGAGGAAGTGTCGACGGCGCCCTGGGCGTCGCCAGCAGCGAGGGACGCAAGGCGGAATGTCGATTCCCAGGACTCGCCGAAGAGAGTCTCGTACTCGGAGATCTTCCGCTGAGTGCTTGCCTCCATCTGGGCCAGCGCGTCAGCCGACAGATTGACGAGGTCGCCGGTGAGGATATTCGGCGAGATCTGGGCAACAGCCGCCAGGGTCCGAACCGTGTTGTCGTAAGCGGACATATGGCCGGTGAGCTCGGTCTGAGCGAAGTCGCCAAACTTGGCGCCTTCAGAGTCCGCGATCCATAGGCGGTCGATCGCCGCCTGGAAGGGCTCGACGGCGTTACCGTCTTCGTCCTCGGGGATCGCAAGGCCGGAAGCCCAGCGCTGGCGGAAGCTCGCATACTGGAGGGCGATCAGCGTCGAGAAGACCACTTCGTTTACACGGTCTTGGAGGGTCTTCAGCGGAAGGATAATCCCTCGCGCCTCGCCGTCCAGGCGGTCCCGGAATCGGACCAAGGGCGTGTAGCCGAGATTGTGATCGTCGACGCGGGAGAGCGTCCACTTGTCGGAGTCCTTCGGCTTGGCGAACGTGTAAACGCTCGTCTTGTCGTAGAGCTCGATAAGCCGTGTGCCGTCGATCGTCGTTCCCTTGCGGTTTATGCCGACCTCGGGAAATTCGTCGTCCTCGTCCTGATACCAAGCCGCAGAGCGGAGCGGGGAGAGGGGCTTGATCAGCGGCACTCGGCGCGTCTGGACCGTCCCAGGGAGGACGAGATTATAGGCCGTGCCGTAGTCCAGGGCGCCTCGGTGAGTGATGCTCTGGCGGGCGTCCAGGCGGTTAGCTTGCCACCATTGCCAGCCGGTCACGTTCTCGCCGGAGTTCGCCGGACGATAGCCGTCCACGAAGAGGCCCTTTGCGAACGTGTCGGACAGGAGCGGCGTCCAGTTCGTGATCGAGCGCTTGGCTAGATGCTCGTACTCCTTTTTCGCGCCTCGCGGCATGTAGGGCATGTCGTGATCGCCTTCGAGGTAGCGCTTCACGAGGCCCAGACGGCCCTCTCGCCGGAGGTCGTTCTCTAGCTGATCGTCGAGGCGTCCAGCTAGTGCGGCGTCTATAGCCAAGTTGCCTCCTTTCGAGAGGGGTCGGGGTTAGAAGCCAACGAGTCGGCCTGGGGCGCGGCGCTTCTTCTTCAGGCCGCCGTCGGACAGGACGCGGGTCCGGGCCATACGGGCGAGCACCATAGAAGCGACGGCGTCGATTTTCTTCGGTGACTCCCTGGTTTCCTTGCCGAAGTAGACGCCCCAGCGGTTGATACGGCGGCGGGCGTTGTTGATGTGGCGGGTCAGGACTTCCTCAGCCTTGACCTCGGCGAGAGGCGCCGTGGAGGAGCCAGCAATGAGGCTGTGATTCGTCCAGGGGAGCTCACCGTCGGTGATCGCACGGTGGAGAGCCTCGACGGCGCGGGTCGTGTCCATCTGATGCCCTCGCATATCCCAGCCGATCGCGTGGCGGGTCGTGGCCTTGACGAGCAACCGCTCGCCGTAGGCGTCCCTCCAGGCGTCGATATCGGTTTCCCAGTAGGCGACGTCGCTGAAGAATGCGACGACGTCCAGGGTCGCGAAAGCGTGATCGACAGCGTCGCGGACTTGGTCCTTGGGCACTTCCCAGCCGTTGCCGCTCGGGCCCTCGGGCTTCTCCCAGATCGCCAGGAGGAACACGGCGCCGTCGTCGACGCGGCACGCGACGAGCGCGGTCGAGTCGTCTTTCAGGGAGCCGTCGAAACCGAGCGTGACCATATCGCCCTTGCGGCGGGCGTTAGGTTCGCTGAAGTTCAGCGGCCGGAGCTCAGCCCTGAAGTTCTTGGCCCACTCAGCCGGAGCTACCCAGGAATCCGCGGCGGCCACGATCTGATTCAGATAGAAGCGGCGGGCTTCCTCGGGAGGAGTGTCCGGGTCGTAGATCTCGGCGAGGATGCGCTCCAGGTCGACCCATATCGCGTCGCCATACGCGGCGCGGAGGCCGTTCAGGACCGCCTTCTCGTCGGCGAGGTCAATATCGCCAGGAGCTTCGCGGGTGTCGTAGAGCAGACCCTTTGAGCGGGTCCGTCCTTCGACCATGGCCCTCCAGGCGAGGTAGGACTTTTCGGCGACGGAGTCGTGACCGGGCTCGTGAGCGTTGGTTGTCTCGACCACTCGGGCGGCGCCGTCTCGCGACTTGGCGAGGTTACGCCGGACAACGCGGGCGAGCTTGTGGCCGCCGTTCGTCGCTGACCAGTGGTGAGTTTCGTCCATGATCGCGAAGGACGGGCGGGCGCCTTCCTGGGAGGAGGAGCTCGCCGTGATCGGGACGATCTTGCCCGTCGCGGTCAGGATGCGGGTCATGCCGACGTCCAGGCCGAAGTCGTCGACCAGGGCCGAGTCTTCGCACATGGCGCGGATCGCGTCGAAGGTGTTTTGCGTCTGAGTCTCAGACACGCCCGCGATTACGATCCAGGGCTTAGGGTGCCGGATAGCGATTGGCTCGCCGAAAGCGTTCCAACCGCCGAAGCGGACGGGCCCGCAGAGCTCAGCGAGTGCCAGGGCGCCCAGGAAGGGCGACTTTCCCCAGCCTTTCGCTCGCCGGAGCACGCCTCGGCGGTACTCGAAGGAGCCGCCAGCGTCCACGGCGTAGAACCAGAGGATGAAATTGCATTGCTCGCGTGTAAACGTGAAGGGCTGACCGGCGTCGTCGCCGTCGGGCTGGAGGAGATAGCTCTCGGCCCAGGCGATAATCTCCCAGCCGAGCGTCTTTACGGAGCCGTCCAGGGGAAAGTCGGGGAGTGAGGCGATCGCGGTCACTGCCGGGGCGAGTGTGCTCATGCCTTCTGCCCTCGCATTCGAGCCATGACGTCCTCGCGGGAGGTCACGGAGCGGAGCTCGACCACTTCGGCGTCTTCGCCGTCCTTCTCGATCGTCATTTTCGCCCGCTGGCGGTCGACGACGGTCGCGCCGAGGCGCTCTTCGATCAGTCGGAGCTCAGAAACGGCCTGGGCCGAGACTTTGACGGCGGTCATGACGCCGTCCTGGAGCCGAGCGGCTCGTTTGAGGGTCTGCCAGTCCGTATCTTCGAAGATCTGGGCCTGGGGAGCGCGGCGCCAAGTGTCCCACCAGGACAGAGTCGCCGGGTGAGGCTCGGGGACGACGTCGTAAGGGAAGTCGGGGCCACGGAGGACGCCGTCGCGGGTGAGCATGACGGCGTCAGACTGGCGGCGGCGGGTGTCGCGCTCGCGCTGATGCTGAAGTTGAGGGGCGGGTCCACGTCCGGCCATTTGCGGCGGCCTCCTTTCGAGGCTCAGGAAAGGCCGTGACAAACCACGAGGGAATTGTTGAGGGCCGATCGGGAGGCCGGGGTCGTCCAGGCCGGTCTATTTTCAAAAACCCCCAGACCCGCGCGCAGAGGGAGAAGCTATGCCTCTTCGGGAGAGCGGCAGGGGGGCGGGGGGAGGTGATCCCCCAGGGGTGGAGGCTCAGTCGCCGGAGATCATTCCGGGGTGGGGCTCAGGGTCACGTCTCTGTCGAGGGCGAGGACGTCGAGCGGCGGCACCTTCGGCCGAGCTCTTCCTCGCGTGATGCCAACGACACAAGCTCTGTAGGTTGTCGAGCTCGTGGTTGTCGCCGTGCTCTACGTGGTCTACCTGATTAGCAGGAGCGCCACACATAACGCCGAGCGAGTCGCGAGCCTGACACTTGTAGCCGTCGCGTCGAAGGACACGGACGCGGCGCGTGCTCCAGTCAGCGGGAAGGCGGGAGGCTCGGGGGCTCTGGCTTGCTGTACTCCATGCCATGCGGGCGGGCCTCCTCTCTCGGCGTACTGCCTGGGCTGTAGTGGCGGGGGTATAGGTAGGGGGCCCTCGTGGCTCGACCTGGAAGGAAGGAAGAGGGAACCACGAGGGCGGGCCGAGGAGCGTACACAAGGACGCTCTACTCAGCTATGTCGGGTGGGCAGGACTCGAACCTGCATATGCCGTCTCCACGACGGCCGCTCTTCCTTTGAGCTACCTCCCGCGAGCCCCTCGCTTGGGCGAGGACGAGGGGCCGATGTAAGAGGGCACGACAAAAGCCCCCCTCTTCACGTCTGTCTCCAGTCAGTAGGAGCTCACAGAGCGGAAGAGGAGGGCTTAGGAATATCTCCCTCTATATATAGAGAGAGCCAGTAGGGGGCCACGTTTACACAGAGCGAGAGCGTCGCTCGCGTGCCTGGGCGGCCTTACATTGCTTGCATCGACGATCCAGGCCGTCGGGCTTGCGGGAGTCGGTAGTGAAGTCGGACAGGGGTCGGGACTCGCCGCACTTGGCGCACTCCTTCCCAGAGTGTCGGCGCCGGTACTCCAGGCGCTCCAGGGTGGAGGCGGTCAGCGAGGCGGCCTCGCCGTTGCCGTTCTCATATCGAGAGGCGACGCGGGCGAGGAGCGCCTCAGTGCTCACTCGGCGATCTCGACCATGACGACGTTGGACGCGGTCGGGTAGATCTTGATCCCGACGAGGCCGCGGATCTCCAGGCGGTCAGGGTTGCGGTGATCGACGTGAACCTGGACGCGATCCTCGGAACCATAGCCGAGGCGGTACTCGACGAGGCCATTGTTCGGCAGGAGCACCGGCTGATCGTCGTAGGGCTGAAGGTAGGTGTTCGATCCCTCGTCGCCGAAGGTGTTCGCCCTCAGTTGCTCGTTCTCAAACTCGGCCTCCTCGGCTCGGCGGATAAGGGCCCGTACTTCTGCCTGGGCCCACTTGGCGAGCTTGGCTATCTTGGCGTCGTCCATGGGTTAGTCCTTCTGTTCGTAGGTCGGTTCGACGGTGGTCGAGCCTTTGGTTCTGTGGCTGAGGATCTGGCAATACGGGTCTAGGACCGTGATTAGCTTCGTGAGGTAGGCCCTGCCGGTGAGGCCGTTCAGGGACGGGACGACGCGGGAAATGCAAGTGCAAACGGGCTTCTCTGCCATGGCTTAGTCCTTATCGAAGAGGCTGATAATGAGGGTGATCACGAAGAGGAGCCCGAAGGCGCCAGCGGTGAAGAGGACGGCCGCCGTGAGCGAGCCGAGGAAGATCAAGAGGGCAGGATCAAGCACCACGGAGGGCCTCCTTTTTGGCTTTGTGAGCGGCCGCCAGGGCTTGCTCGGTCGTATTGATGCGGTGGACGCGGCGGATCTGGTGAGGGGCGAACGAGCGCCACTGGGCGCAGCCTTTAGGCCCGCCCCAGAAGTCGAGCCACTCAGCGCCGGAGTCGCGCCGGACGTGCTTGATGAACCGGAACCGGCCGCGCTCGCCGCGTATCGAGACTTCGGTTCCAGGGCCTATGTGGCGGCCGTTGGCGGTGAACTCGTAGGACTCGTGCCAGTCGGCCGGAAGGTTTTCTTTGAGCTTCTTTCGGCGGCCCATGCGCCCTCCTTTCGGATATGCCAAAGGCGGCGAAGCCGGTCAGACCTCGCCGCCTTCAAGGGCGGGAACTACAGGGCGCCGTCGTCCTCGCCGGTTTCAGCGGCGATAGCTTCCATTTCCTCGGGCGTGATGCCGAAGAGCGCCGCGATCATGGCGAAGGGGTTCGGTTCCTTCGTGACGGGGAATGTGTGGACGAAGTCCTCCAAGACGCGGCGGACGTCCGTGTAGCCGACGACGGGCTCGGTCGTGTTGACGAAGGCGACGGCAGCCTGGGCGAAGTCGGCAAACGCGGAGTTCATCTCGGCGGCCGTACCCGCGCCGAGCTCGTCAGCCAGGAACGGGCCGTTTGCCGGGGAGGCGTCGGAGAGAACTTCGAGGTACTGGGCGAGGGAGTGAGTCTGAGTCATTTTGGCTTCCTTCCAAAGTGGTCTGTCGTGGTGACATAGGAAGAGAGAGCCAGGGGTTGCCGGTCTGCTCAGGGCAAAAGAAAAACCTCTAGGAATTTCTTCCTAGAGGTTTCTCGGGGGAGGCCGGCTCAGGCTTAGCCGAAGTTCGCCACCGTGGCCGGAGCGAGCTCGTGAGCCGGAACGATCTGGATGATCTCGGCCTTCGCGCCGATGTTCGTCTCGACGATTGCCGGGATATCGGCCTCGGTCGTGTAGCCCTCGATCAGGGCGATCTTCATCTTGTGGATACGGTCGGTCTTGATGTTCCGGGCTACAACAATGTGGGTGATTTCCATGATCTTGCTCCTTCTCGGTGGCTTCCTTAGCTCGTGTAAACAGTCTAACTCACGAAAGGCGCCTTACGCAACTACGCCGGAGGAAAGTCTTCGAGGGTCGTCTCGTAAGCCTCCACTGAGCGGTCGAAGGAGCCGAGCGGGAGGCGGCTCGCCTCGTAGGCGTTGGCGAAGGTGATCCCCTCGGGCGCTGAGTTCATGGCCTCGCGCCGGACGATCGGGCGAAGTCCGTCAGGGACCAGGGGGCCGCCTGGGAGGCGCGTCGCGTGCTGGATCACGAGTTGCCAGGGACGGGAGCGGCCAGGAGGCATATAGCCTTTGCGGCGGCCGTGCTGGCGATCCTGGAGGAGTGAGTAAGCAAGGGACTTGTCGGAGTTGAAGGCTTGGAACGCGGTCCCAAGAGGGCTTTTGATCTTGCGGAAATGCAGCATTCGAGCGGTCCTTTCCAGATATGCAAGAGGCCCCCTCGGGAGTGAGGGGGCCGGAGGTTAGAAGGCCACGAGGCGGCCGGTACGTCCGACGGTTACGTGGTCGCCGTCGTGGTCGGCCTTTCGGTGGCAGGTCGCGAGGCCGACATACTTCTCCTGGCAGAAGCCGGGGCCATTGGGGCCAGCGGCGAAGACCTCGCGGATCTCGGTTTCGAGCTCGTCGGCGGTCATTGCGGCGGTCTTGTGTTCCATGGTGGTTCCTCTCATTAGGCCGTGAGGCCGAGCTTGCGGGCGGTGGCGCGGGAGACGCGCATGAGGGAGTGAGCCCCGAAGTTGTCCGTCACGTAGCGGATATCGACGAGGTTCGGAGTGGGAGTCTCGAAGACCTCGCCGGTGAGGCGGGCGAAGCCGTCCTCCAGGGCCTCGCGCAGGTCTTTGATGTTGGAGACGGGGCGGAAGATCTTGGCGGTCATTTCGGGGTTCCTTTCCTCGGGGCGTGTAAACAGCATAGAACACTGAAGCGACTCACGCAAGTCGTCTTACGCAAAAAGCCCCTCCCGGAAAGGGAGAGGCTTTTTGTGGGCTACTTGTCCATGTCGGGCGCGGCCTGGATTGTCGCCGTGACCGTCAGGTGATCGAGGCTATCGTCGACCGCTTCCTTGATCGCGGCCTTGATCGCTTCCGGCGTCATGCCGGTGCCGGTGGACAGGGCAGCAACGGCCGCCACGAGTCCGGCGAGAGTGGCCTCGATCCGAAGGCCGATTGATTTTGAGTCGGCGATCTCCTGATCAAGGTCGATCAGATCCTTACCGCGCCGGACCTTGGACTTGACGACGCGCCGGGGAATGTCGTCGATCAAGTCCTGGAGGGAGGCGCCGTAGAGGGTCGAGGGGCCGCCGTTGGCGAGCAAGTCAACAATGAAGTCATGCTTTGCCTGATTGGACATTTCGCGGGTAGGTACTTTGGGGGCTGGCATAGATGGAACTCCTTAGGGTAGTGAGAGGCCGAGGTCGAGCAAGAAAAGCTCGTCGGCCGTGTGCTGGGGTCGGTTGGCTTGGCCGTACCACTTCGCCGGATTAGTCCGGCCGTAGATCAGCCCGCCGCTGGAGCGGTAGGACATATCGACCAGAGCCTCGACGTGAAGGTGGGCGCCGACATAGGTCGTCCGGCTCATGGTGTTGCCGCTGTAGCCGATCAGGTCGCCCTCGCGGACGACGGTCCCGGCCGGGGCAACGTCGTTGCTCGACAGGTGGCCGTAGAGCGAATACAGGAGGCCGTCGGTCCTGCCCTCGTGTTTGATCACGGTCAGGATGCCGGGGAAATGCTTGTAGACGTAGAAGCGCTGGCGGTAGCCCCAGTCGCTCTCGTCTCCGGCCATTTCGTCGGCCCAGCCCGCCCAAACCACGACGCCGTCGGCCATGGCATGAACCGGCGTACCGATCGGACAGGCGATATCCTCGCCAGCGTGGCCGAACGGCTGATAGTTGCCGTACAAGGCGACGAGTTGCTGGACTTCGGAGCCGTAGGCGTTGCCCACGACGCCAGCGGTCGCGTAGGAGCCGAACGCTTGACTCCTGGGGAACTCAGTAGAGACGGGCCGCATAGGCTCGCCTCCAGGTACTTTCGATCATGTGATCCTTTCGGGAAACGCCCGTAGGGGACGGCCGGGAATGGCCGCCCCCATCGGGACTCTTGCTATTCGTCCGTCAAGTCGCGCCACTGAGGGACGGCGACTTGTGTCCGGACGTTCTCCATGCCTTTGAGAGCGTTCCGCGCTCGCTTGGCGGGGCCTACGGTCGCGTAAGGGCCGATCACCCTGGAACGGCCGTCGGGGTAGTCGCCGATAGCCCGGTAGAGCGGCGCGTCAGGCTCGGAGCTCATGTAGTTTCGGGAGCGGTTCATTCGGCCTCCTGGGCGGCGTCGGTCATGGCTTGGAAGAGGGTCGGGAGGTCAGAGACGAGGATCTGGACGGGCTTCTCGTCGTTCATGGACAGGTCGACTTGGCCCGCGTAAGAGCGGACCTCGAAGACGTCGCCCGCCGCGTCAGTGATACGGCGGACGGCCGTCTGAGGGATCTCGATCAGCAACCACAATCCCTTTCAGCCGGGACGCCAGGAGGCGGACCCTGGATAGTCGGGTCCAGGACGACGCGGAAGTTCACGCCCGCCGCGTCGAGGATCGCCTGGGCGAGACGCGGGGCGTACTCCTGGGACACGTAGGCGCCGTGGCCGGACGTCTTGACGAAGCCGCCGTTTTCGGGCTCGTAGGCTTGCTCGACGCGGACATAGTCGCCGTCTTTGTCGACGAGCTCGTAAGCGTCGCCCTCGGCGAAGTTGAGGGGCGTCTCGCTCATGCGCGGGCCGCCCGTCGTGCCACGCGGGCCGCCTTGTTGACCTTGCGGCGCTTGGCGATCGTGGCGGCCGGAACTGTACCGGCGTAAATGTGGCCGTAGCTCACGCGGCCAGGGCCTACCGGGGCGGCGTAGCGGGCAATGTTGAGGGCCGCCAGGATGCGGCGCTGAAAGAGGTTGTCCATGGGTGTTTTCCTTCCGGGAAGTGGGGTTTAGAAGTGGTTGGAGAGGGGCTCGAAGAAATACTTGATGCCGTTCTGGGCGGCGTTCACGAGGCCCCGCTGGGCGTCAGCTTCGCTCCAGAACGCGGCGCAATAGTTCGGCTTCTCGCCGTCCAGGAGGACGTACTGATTCGGGCGCTTCTCGGAGCGCACGACGGAGAAGCGGGAGGGCGGCTCGGGCTGGGCGTGCATCTTGCGGGCTTCGCGGGCAATGGTGCGCCAGCCCTCGCGGCTCGTCAGGTTGCGGATCTCGTCGAGACTCGTCCGTGCTGGTTGGCCGTTGGATAGGCGGTAGGAGTTGAGGAGTGCCAGGGCTTCGGCGTCGAGTGCAGCCGATTCCTCGGCCTTGCGGGCCTCCTCTTCGGCAGCCTTGCGGGCTTCCTCTTCGGCTTCCTTGCGGGCGGCTTCCTCAGCGGCAGCGACGTTCTGAATGTGCTTAGCGAGGCCCTTCAGGGCGTGCTCGACCGGGCCGCCGAGTGAGTCAGCTTCCCAGCCGGAGAGCTCCAGGAGCGCCAGGGCGA